GTATTATGCTACAATACATTTTAGTTACGAGAAACATTAGTGTAGGTAAACAACAATGGCTAAAGTCAATCTGACTAAGACATTGAGCGCTATCAAAGGACAGCTCTCAAACAGCGACAAAGACAACGTTAAGCGCCTCATCCCGGATGTTGGTGCTGTCACTGACGCCACTTTCGCGGCGGTGCTAACTCCTGAAATTCAGGGGCATCTTAAGACGCTGGCAAAAAAGATGGGCGTCAGGTACCAGGGGAAAACTCTGGACATATGGGAAGGAGAAACGTCTTTCGGTTGCCGATTGCCTTCTATCTATAGCGACGGGAAGCGACCCGTCATTAACTGGGCTGGACAAGTAGTTGAGCTGACTGGGGACGTGCAAGGCACTTTTATCGGTAATGAGCTACGTATCGATAATGCGAAAGCTTCGCTACGTATCCCGGTAATTCTGGAATGGGAAAACGACGCCGAAAAAGACGAGGTAGAAAGCACGCTCCTCGACCTGGAAACTTGGGAAGAGGTTGTATCTATCCTTCGTATCCGGGCTGAATGGCTCAAACGTGAGAAGCTGTTTGCGGGAGAGATTGAAACCATCACCGTCATTGATGCCAAGCTCACCGAAGGCCCAACCGGAGAATACTGGTCTATTACGGGAGATTCCGGCGATCGCGTGTTTAAGTTCTCCATGCCCGATAAGGCATCCCCTAAAGTTGGGGACGTGGTGACGGTTGACGCCGAAGCTAAAACTCTAACCTTAAACGGTGAAGTGTTTGAGAGCATTCACTTCGTAAAACTCACCGAGCTAGAGGTGGGAAAAACCTATCAGGCTGTACAACTCAAGGAAAAGACAGGCGACTATCCCGGCTGGACGTTGATGGTTCCCGGTGTGGGTTTGGTGGATGCCAATAGCCAGATCAAGCGCTGGATTGAGAACACAGGCATTCACCCCGACCAGGTTTCCAAAGAGCACCCCATTCAGATGAAGGTGGTAGATATAAAGAAGGGCGGCAACGGGAAAATGATGGCGAAATTGACCATTGATTTACTTAACGATTCTGTAGGGCTAGCCGCTTTGCTAGGCACGGCACCCGCTGCCAAGGGTAAGATAGAGGAACCCGATTCTTCAGAAGATGAAGGTGAATACGAAGAAGAGGAAACCGCAACGCCTCCACTTTTCGAGGGTGCTAATACTGAGGACAGCGAAAGCAATGACGACGACTGGATTTAAGCCCACAGCATAGACAGAACCCCGCAGTTAGTAGGAAATTAGCTGCGGGGTTTTTGAATCATTAGGTAGGTGTAAATAAATGGTAGCACATTTTAATTTTGATAACCTCAAATCATTTGTCGGCAGCGAGAGGTTTACCGAACAGGGCAGCATTGAAAATCAGAAAGTTTGGGCACGGGTGAGGGCGTCACTACTTAAACAATTTCCTAGGTTGAAACTCTCTCAAAACTGGGAAATCGATATAGAAACCTGGCAGAAATTCAGAAAGCTTGCGCCTGAAAATATAGACAACAATACGCTCAGGAATGTGCTGATTGTTCAGGGATACATTAGCCTGAAGCCTGCTCAAATTAAGAGCAATTGGAAAGATGACTTATATGTTCCTGGCAATGGCCAGGGGTGGAGTCACATTCGAGTCATGTTTTACCGTGGCATTTTTGGCGATTGGCAAGAGTATGGTGACGGTCAGCCGTTCGCACGGGTAAGAATACCAACCGCAGAAATAAAGGACGGTGGGCCTAAATATTTATCGCCTAAAAATAGCGGTGGGAACCAAATATTTTGGCCCTACAAACTGGGCCGATTTGCGGGTAAGTGTGAGCCCTGCAAAGTTTTTCAATCAAGCTCGGATGGTGATGATTTAGCCTATGCCTTCAAGGGATCATGGTTGCTTACTGAGGGTGAGGATAAAGCGGTCATCAGCAATCTTTGGGGATATCCCTGTATCGCCATTGGGGGCGTTGAGATGTGGAAGGCGAGTAAAAAAGGACCAATTAACCCCTGGCTGATGTCCTTCGCCATGAATGCCGATAAGTTAACTGTCATCTATGATAGCGATGCCTTCCACAAGCCGGGCGTCGTGTCGGCGCAGTCGCGCCTCTGTCGAGAGATGTTCAACCATCTGGCCGAACTCGCCAAAATCTCAGACGGCAACGGCGACGCTGAGGGCTACTGTGAGGAGGTTTGGGGCCAGTGTAAAGTTGATGGCCTGGATAAATATGGAGCGGATATCGCTAGGGTCCACATCGCCTATGGGTACTTGCCGCCCAATCCTTACAGTAAAGGCTTAGACGATATTCTGGCGGTTCATCAGGGCGGCTGGCTTGCTACGATTTTGAGAGAGTCCCCACGGGCGTTTGAGATATCCGTGCAAGAACCGGACGACAGCAAGGATAAAGAGAACAAGATCAAAGCAAAATGGCTATTCACAGAACCTCGAAAGTTTGGGCTGACTAACTCAAAACTCAGCCCCGTGCAGAACAACTGTGTGAGCCTCATTCGCGGGGCACTTTCGGCAGGCTGGCTCCAGCTCAACCACTGGCGGCCCGTGGGACAACGGCAGAGTGCCATGACCTATGCTTGGGAACGCACACAGCAAATATGGCAGCTCTCCCCTTCTAAGAACGCCGCCAACTACGCGCTAAGGCAATGGTCTGAATTGTCCCCAGGGCGCAGCGCCATGGATGGGGTATCAGGTTTCGTCGATGCGGAAATGACCTGCTTTGAACACATCTCACCTAATGTTGGCAGCAATGGCCACCGGTTTATGGGGGTAGAGGGCGGCGACTTTGATGTCAAATTGGGGCAATTGTTACCGATTCAGCCGAACCATCATTGCTTTAGCCGCATCGATATTAAGCCATTTGAGGGGCGACCTGATAAGTTTATGGACTTCTACGCCCAACGGATGACAGGCGGCGAAGTTGACATGGAACGGTTTATGAGCTTTCTATCCATCTGCATTCGTGACCCTGGAAAAGTACATGTGTTGGGCTGGATAACCGGGAAAGCGGGCACCGGCAAAAGTACGCTGATGAAGCTAGTCGCTAAAATTTTAGACGGCTGGGTGATGCCCGAAGATTTGAGAAACGTGTTTGATTCCAACAACGCCAACAAAGGCTACTTGCCTTTGCACCTACTAGGAAAAATCCTTATATACGACGACGACTGGAAAGGGCTTCTCAGCACCAGCATGATTGGACACCTCAACAAAATTGCGACCAATACCGACATGCCCTTTCGCGGGATGAGCAAAGATCCCATCTTGACTAAACCAAACATGGGTGTACTCATGATCACTAACGAAGACCTAATAATGAGCGCTGCTGACATTCAAGGGCTTCCCCGACGCATCCAGAAATGGGAATTCAAAGACGACAAATTCACCTCAGACGACTACACCTTGGCCGAGTCACTACTCGAAGAAGAGAAAGGGAAAATTCTTTGGTACTTGCTCCACAAAGACCTTGAAGACTGCGCCCAAGAATTACAGGCATTCACCGAAGCTGAAGAGGATTCGATAGAGCGTGGCTTTGCCGTTAATCACAGCGCTGAGTGGGTCGAGCGCCTGGAAGTCTGGGCACAGCAAAACCTATTCAGCCTGCAAGAGGGAAACCACAAAGGGCAAAGTACAGCCAATTATGCCAGCTTGAATGTTGATGGAGGCCCCCACGGACTAAGTCGGCTCAGCAAGGAATCAAACACCACGGAAGGCAGGCCAGCAGACTGGAACTATCTACCGGAAGTGTTTGGCGTGAAAGTGACCACTACAACGGTGGAAATCTACGCCAACTCCGCCAACTGGATTAGCGCAATCGCCAACTACGAGCGAGGCGAACACAATCCTAATGCCAGCCACCGTGGAGATAGAACCACCCTCAAGGCGCTTAAGAGCTTTATCGACACCCAAAATCAAATCGGACTCAACCACCGCGCTAAGGCTCAATTCAACGGCGACAGAATAAGCGGCTGGAGCATTGAGTTTAGGAAAACCTAACCCCCACCCAAAACCAAATACCACAGAAAGCCCGCTTAGGTGAGCGGGCTTTTATTTTAGGTATAAAAACATACATCGTAGCTAAACACCCGTTCACACTCACTTACACTACAACTTACACTACCTTCATCTTAGCTTCATATTAAAGCTTTTTCGCCATTTCTGAAAAACACCTAACTGTCACAAGGGGCTTTTATGAAGCTAAGATGAAGTAAGTATCAAAATATACAGTTTTAGGGGGAGGGTGGCACACTTCTGAGGGGGGGTGGCACACTTCGAAAATAGCAAGTGTGCCACCCCTAAAGCATTGCTGTGTAAGGATTTTGCTTAGGGTGTCACACATGGCACACTTCTTTCTGATTTAATTTACTAGACAAAATTCTCTATATTAGAGAAAAGGCAACTGGCACAGTACTACACGCCATAGGAGATCTACTATGCACGCTCCGACTCAGATGAAGTGTGACACCTGTGCCACCCCTCTAAGAAATGCTTTAGTAGCAGTAGTTTGAGGGTGGCACACTTGCTATTTTCGAAGTGTGCCACCCCTAAAGTTTTGTGCCACCCGGTATTTACGTAGAAAACTCCAGGAGTGGTCAACAAAAAAACCGCTGATGGGGGAGCATCAGCGGCGCAGTGTGGCTAAGTTAGGCGGCTTGCGGCAAAGTCGATCTATGCGGCGAAGTCGAACAGAGCATCAAGGTAGGTTCGACTCGCCCGGCGATCACCGCTGCCATTCTGCATTAAGAACAGCGACAATGCCGCTTGGAATGCGCGGTCTTGGCTCCACCCTGGATGTTTATCTAGATATTGCTGCATCGATTCGTGGAGTTCGTTGGGAATTTGAACATGTAAACTGATCATTTTGTTTTCCTGTAGTGAGGTGCTTTCAATCCCTAAGAGGTAGATGGGATTTTTATTGCTTGACTTCTAGCCGATTTGAGAATTGGGGGACTCTCTTGTTGACGGGGATTAACTGAAGCTCCCCTGAAGTGGAATCAAGGAAGGCTTTATCCCCTACATAGCGTGCCCTTATATGTTCTTTAGGCCTAGGTTTGACGTAATGGACAATCTTCTGAGATTGTCCCCTGATGTTGAACCGAGCGATCGCTCGGTATAGTTGCTCCGTCATCACTCAAAACCTCATAAACAACTCAAACAACCCAGGGCAGCGATCGCACTGCCCAGCATCATCGCCAAATCAAAATAGATCATTGTCGGCAGCCTGAAACCGATCGCCCTGGAACTTCTCGTCCCAAGCGAAGTATCCTCCATCAAGAGGCAGAACACAGTGCGGATATTCTCCGTGTCGCTGCATCGTCGCTAACTGGGTTTTATAGCCTTTCATGTATCGCTTGCTGTATTGGTACATCGGCGTATCGCCATTGCGAGCATCAGATACCCCCTTTCCTTGCAGTGCGTCCATGCGCCAGCCGATGAAATACAAGTCTTTATCGGTCAATTGACTAGAGTATAGTTCAACATCTTCTCCCGCAAAAAAGTAATCGGGCTGTTGAGCGGCGATTCCAAAAGCTTCGTGTGTCATTGGATTACATCCTTGCTGTGTACATCTCCCATTGTTGCCGATGCTGCGAGAGGTGTCAAGCGTGGCCTTACATTTATACGTCAGTGCTTGACATTTGTAATCTTGAGCTTTACAGTGCAGATAGTTAATTGAGGCGGCAGATGAAAGTCATCTACGAAGTTGAAGTATTAGGTTTGGGAAGCAAAATCCAACAGTGCCGTCGATTGAGCGGGAAGTCTGTAGAAGAACTGGCTGACGCTGTTGGGATTTCTCGGCAAACCTGGTATGCGATTGAGAATGAGCAGCATTCAGTCCATGTAGATGTTATTCGGCAGATTGAAGCTCAGTTAAGAGAATCGGCGATTGCCCTAAGCATTTTGCCGTTGTTTGGTGTTGACATTAAGGAGAGCAGTCGTGACGTTTAAATCAATCCCGCCGCCAAAGTCTCAGGAGAGCGAGCGCTGATGTCCTTATACACCGAAACCGACGGGCGGCTCATCATCCCCCCGCCGTCGCACATCTCATACACAAGCTGGCCAAGACGGGAATTTGTTAGTCGAACTGGCCAGTCTTGCTGGGAGGGTTTAGCGGATTATGTCGACAGCCTCAAAGTCAAGCTGTCGGTCACTCAGCGGCGTTTTGAATACCTTCGTGACCATCCCAACCAAACGCAGGAGAACAAAAAGGCTCAGGCGCGTTTTCTAAAAGAGCGAACCCATCTAGCCATGTGCCTGGATCATTATGAGCTGGTGCTGAGTAAGCAGACTAAGCGGTCTAGCGACTTAGCGCTAAAACATGCAGCCACTGCCGCTACGATGGCCAGAGAGAACAGAGAGTACATCTCGGAGCATTATAAAGCGATAAAAAAGTTCGATAAATGTCGGGGGCACATCAAGGCCAACCGCGAAGCAATCTCTCGCAATCAGTTGGCCATTCGAGGGTTCATAGACAACGCTCACCGGCAATCCGCGATCGCTCACCAGGTAGAACAGAATTCTGATGCGATTGTGAGCTACGCAAAAACTTTGCAGGGAGTTCAGCGCAATGTGGCTGAGTTAAAGCAGTTGCTCAACGCGCGACCAGTTCAAAAGGTGAAGCCGCCCCCGCCCCGTGAAGAACCGTGGAACGCATCAGGGTATCGACCGCCTGATTTGGCGGGAACGTACATATTAGATAGAGAGTGATCATGGAAGTAAGTGAATTAATTGAAAAATATCAGGCTGGGGAACGTGACTTCAGCTGGGCAGACCTCTGCGGGGCAAACCTCAGCCGGGCAAGCCTCTGCGGGGCAAACCTCAGCTGGGCAAACCTCTGCAGCGCAAGACTCAGCCGGGCAAACCTCAGCCGGGCAAGACTCAGCCGGGCAAACTTCTGCGGGGCAGACCTCTGCGGGGCAAACCTCAACGGGACAGACCTCAGCGGGGCAGACCTCTGCGGGGCAGACCTCTGCGGGGCAAACCTCTGCCGGGCAAGCCTCAGCCGGGCAAACCTCTGCGGGGCAAACCTCTGCGGGGCGCGAGGCAACGGCAGAGAGATTTGCTCTGCACAAATAGGGAAATACGATCTAATTTGGACGGCTGAAAATCTATGGATCGGCTGTCAGTCTGCACCATTAAATGTTTGGTGGAATCGAACCCCGGAGGACATTGAGCAGATAGAACAAGGCGCAGGCGCGCTCTGGACAAAACACAGGGACTTTATTTGGCAAATGGTCGACCAATTTCCGGCTACACCCACCAATGGCAAAGCCCCTAAAAAAGCGTGATCGTCACTCTGGTATCGAATTCGGGCACAACAAAAACCTCTTCTCATTACTGCAAAAGTGCAACACTTTTGCAGTAATGAGGCTAGTAGCTAGTGACAAAAGATAGTGACACGATTAGCAGCACCCAGAACTAAATTGCGGCTATCCCCGTCCTCTATAGGGCGGGGATAGCCGCGATTTAGTTCATACTCTCCAATACTCCATATCAACACCCAATGCTTCACACAATGGCGATAGCATCGTGGCCGGAATGCTGCCTGTAATTTCCCAATAGCTTATAGTTTGCTGCATCACTTTGACTTGCTTTCCAAGTTCAGACTGGGACAAGCCAGCAACCGCCCTAGCCCCCTTTAGTTTTTGTTTAAGCCGTGATTCTGGTGTGAAACCATTTGGGACGGGACACCATTCATCGATATTGCCACTGGGGTTAATGTCTTTTACCACATTGATATTACGTAATTCAATCCCATTCTAGTTTATTCCGTAGGGTTTGTTTTCATACTGCCTACTCTTGAGTGGTATGTGATTCGGCTTGCTGCATGGCCTTTCGTTGCGATCGCACCCCTATCGAAAATTATGAAGAACTGCCCGATGGCCGCTTGCGTGTTCGGGCAACATTTTCGCGTGTGGGCCCACTTGACTACATCCGCAGTGATGGCACGGTCCAGACTGAGTATTTAGATGCCGACGAACTATTCCGAGCTGATTCACTAAAGACCGCCGGACTAGCACCCGTCACTTTGGGGCATCCCGACGAAGGTTTTGTTACTCCAAAAAACTGGCGTAAATATGCGGTCGGAGCGTCCGGTTCTACTATCACGGCTAACCGTCAAGATGGCTTGGTTGAAGTGGTGTTTCTCGTTGGCGATGAAGACGCGATCGCGGCTATCAAAGAAAAGAAGGCGACTCAAGTTAGCGCGGGCTATTCCACCACAGTTGAGCAGCGCAGCGATGGAAAGTTTTACCAAACCAATAGGCAATACAACCATTTGGCGCTAGTCGAGCGGGGTCGAGCAGGCCCTGACGTAAAAGTTCATTTTGATGGACTTGATGATTTTGCAGTGCAAACAGATGACTCTCAGGAGGTCAAAACCGACATGGCCAAATATAAGGGCATGGAAATGGATGAGAAGGCGGTGGATGCTTTTAAAGAAATGGAAGCTGACATGGCCAAGATGAAAGAAGACATGAAAGGCATGAAGTCGAAAAGCGATGCTGCGGAAAGCTTCACCATTGACAAGCTCCAGGGCGAGATTGATGGTTACAAAACTCGCATTGATGCGCTTGAAAAGGAGCGTGATGGGCGTCTGGATGCCGATGCAGTTGCCGCTCTGGCGACTCAGCGCTTGAATGCGTTTGAAGAGTGCAAGAGCTTCATAAAAGATGCCAAGTTTGACGCGGCTATTGAGCCGATTGAGTGGCGTAAAGCGGCGATCGCTAGCGTCAATTCCAAGCTAAATCTAGATGGCAAGTCAGACGACTACGTGAACGGGATGTTCTCTATTCTGTCCACGGCAACCGAAGCGGCAACTGTCAACGCTGAAAGCGAAGGCGCGAAGACATTTAAGGACGTTTTAGACGCGGCGGGTACGGCAGGCCATAGCGGTACCAGTGGTGAGCGTGCCGACGAAGATAAACAAGATGTTGACGATATTGCGGCGATCAATGGGCTCTTTTCTGGAGGTAACAAGTAATGCCAATCACGACTTATAACGACCTATCCGATGAGGGTCTGGTTGCGGGACAACTGCATACCAGCATCGTTAACGGTGCGAAACTGTCTGGCTATAACACGAGCGGCGGCGTTTTGGCGGCCGGTTTTGGCGCGGTCTGGACGGGCACCGGGAAGGAAGTTTCTTTGCCTTCTGGCGCTGGCAACTTTGCAGGTATCCTCACCCTGCCCTCTGTCGAGTATCGCGCTAGCTATTCCATTGATGCGGGTTCGCGCTTTGGCTGGCCAGATGATTACGAAGTGGCCTTGGCGGTTACTGATTCTTACGTAGTTTACGTAGATGATACGGTGGCGGTTGGTGACCCGGTTTATTTCAATCACACTGCATCGTCTTCGGTGGTCGGCACATTCCGTAATGATGCCAATTCCTCAAATGCTCAGCTAATCAGCGGAGCTAAATTTATGTCAGCAGCGACGGGCACTGATTCCGCGCTAGCGCTGGCGATTGTAAATCTCAGTGCTAACTAAGGAGGTCTTTAACCATGCCTACTGGTGGAATTTTTCAGTCCCGGCATCTAGAGCGACGGGTGCGTCAGGTACTCCGGGCGCGGCGGCGAATGTTGCCGTTCTTCGGCGGCAACCTGGTTCCAACTACTACTGATTTGCAACCGGGCACCCGCGAGCTAGTTCAAGACAAAGTGCTTGAATTTGGTGAGGCTCAGCTTATGGCGCAAGACGCTGATGATGTGCCCCTCGTTGAGATTAATGCCCGTGAAGACCGTTACCGGGTAGTGATGCCCGTTGCCGGTTATCCGGTCCGTTTTGGCGAAACGCTCGCGGAGAACGTCGCACGAGCCAACGGGATTCAGTACAACCCGACCGACATCCGCGCATCGGCTGTAATCCGAGCCATTGAAGAGCGGGCGAATAAGTTTACAGCGGTCGGCGATTCCACCATGAGCATCACTGGAATGCTCAACGATGCGAACGTTACGCCTGTTGATAGCAGCTTTGATCCGTTTGATGCGGGTTCCACTGCTGATGACATTGCTGATTGGTTTCTAACTTTGGTTGGGGATATCTTCAAGGATTCCAATAATGTCGAGTACCCCAACACGGCGTTAATCAGCACACCCTTACATGAGTTAATGACGCGGCGACGGATGCCGGATTCATCCGAAACCATCCTCAGCTATGTGGTCAAAACACAACAGGCGCGCTCCGCATTAATGCCGGGGCAACGGTTGGAGAATATCGTTCCTTTGGTTGAAAGTGGGTCTGATTATCTCGAAGCTAACGGTGTAGAGACGGGCGGTACCAATAAAGATCGCATCGTGCTCTATCCGCTGGATGGCGAAGTGGTCGAGAGGCATATGATGTCGGGCGCGATCTCAGCGTTCCCTGATGACTGGACAGTGAACAAGGGAGCCCGGAAAATCTACCCGATGTACTCCTTCCTGTCTCAGGTGATCATCAAGTTTCCCGGTGCATTCTCTTACATTAAGCACGCGAAGGAGGCGTAATTGAATGCCTCAAATCGTGATTTTCAAACCGGGAAATTGTTACCCGCCACTTAACCCGCAAGTTGGAATAGGCTTTGACCGACTACGGCTGAAGCCTGGGGCCAACCATATCAGCGATGAACAATTCAATGTTTTGACGGCACATCCGAGCTATCAAAGCTACGTTGACCGCAAAGCGCTGATTGTCCATCACGCCGAAAAAGAGGTGCAGGCGGTCCCTCTTTCAGAAACACCGACCAACCTGGCAGGCTACAACGTGGATGACGCCGAAGACATCATCGACAACACTCATGATGTTGATGTACTGAAACGCTGGCTAGATAATGAACCCCGCAAAACGGCACGGACTGCCCTCAATCAACGAATCAAAGACCTACAAGGAGGTGATGCATAATGGCTGTCGCTATGCAACGAATCGTAGAGGCTAATGCGCCTTTACTCATTAATCACTATCAGCCCAGTGGTGGTAATGAGGCATTTTTCATTGCGCCCTACGACCTAACTATAAAAGAGGTGCGCTATGCCCACGGCACCGCTGAAGGTGGCGCGTCAAATGTGCAGATTGAGCGACTCCAAGGCACCGAGGACGTGACGGCAGGTGACGACCTGCTGAGCACAGCTCTTGATGGCAACGGGACCGCAAACACTGTGCAAACGGGCAACCTGGTTGGCAGCGCTGTTACCACTCTAAGTGCGGGCGATCGCTTAGCGGTTTACTACTCAGCCAGTACAACTGTGGCCGAGGTTGCTATTTCAATTGTCGCCGAGAAAGCTTAATGGCTATTACCACAGATTCTTTTCAGTCCGCGTTCCCTGAATTTAGCGATACATCCATCGCGACCATTCAGGCACTTATTACGCGGGCTGAATTGCGGGTGGCGACGGCTGCGGCACTGGGAACAACTGAGGGGTTGCGAGATGAGTTGGTTGGGCTGTTTACGGCTCATTTGCTAACTATCAGCGATCGCTCATCCCAATCGGTAGGGGCGGGCGCAGTGGAAGAAATTGACATTGATGATTTCTACCGTGTTCGATTTTCCCGTGATGGCAGCGGTGGCATGGGCATTGAATCAACGTCCTACGGCCAACAATATTCAGCACTGCTTAATCAAATTGTGATCCCTATTCGGATTTTGTGACATGGCAACTACAACCGAAGTCGGCACATCCTTAACAACTATCCTCACGATTCCTGCAAAGTTTTCCAGTCGCATCGGCATCCAGATTGAAATTGACTACTCCCCGCTCTAAAGAGACGGGGATTCCCCGGTCACCCGGAGAGGTTTCTGCTTCGTAGCACCTGCCTTTCGAGATTTACTCTCTTCGGGTCTTACGGTCGCTCCACAGACTGAAACCGCTTGCCCAGCGGCCAAGACATTTATCGCAGCGTTGACATCCCGATCATGGTGAAATCCACATTCAGGACAATCCCACTCTCGAATATTGAGCGGCAATCGTTGAACGACATGCCCACAGTTCGAGCAGCGCTTGGAGGAGGGAAACCAACGGTCAATTTTGACCAGCTCCCGACCATACCATTCGCTCTTATATTCAAGCTGCCTAACCAATTCACCCCAGCTAGCATCCGATATGGATTGAGCCAGGGAGTGATTTTTCACCATATTCTTCACAGCCAAGTCTTCAACGGCAATCACTTGGTTGTCGCGCACCAATTGAGTTGTCAGCTTGTGAAGGAAATCTTTGCGAGTATCCGCAATTTCGGCCTGCAACTTGGCTACTTTAAGCCGTGCTTTATGCCGATTGCTGGAACCTTTCAATTTGCGAGACAAAGCTTTCTGCGCTCGACGCAGACGCTTGTACTTTGCCTTAAACGTTTTGGGATTAGCGATCTTCTCACCTGTACTCAGCGTGACCAGACTGCTAACACCCAAGTCAATCCCGACCTTATTGCTGGTGCCGGGAAGATGGTTGATTTCAACATCAACCAGCAAACTCACAAACCACCTGCCGGACGGATCAAGCTTGACCGTCACCGTAGATGGTTCAGCACCTTGAGGCAACTGCTGACTCCAACGAATCGGCAACGCTTCAGAGCATTTAGCAAGGAACAGTTCACCGTCTTTCCAGCGGAAGGCAGACTTAGTGAACTCGGCACTGCCACCATTTCGCTTCTTTTTGAAGTTCGGATATTTAGTCCGACCAGCCCAAAAATTAGCAAACGCCTTTTGGAGGTGCCTCAAACCTTGCTGCAAGGGGACGCAGCTAACTTCATTCAGGAAGTTCAGCTCATCTTCCTTCTTCCACTCAGTCAGCAATGCCGACGTTTCTTTGTACCCAATTCGCTCTTGCCTTTCATACCAGCCTTCAGTCCTTGCGGCCAAAGCACGATTGTATACAAGACGGGTACAGCCCAACGTTCGCCGCAGCAGGTTTTCCTGCTCGGCAGTTGGGTAAAAACGATAGCGATAAGCACGTTGAGTCATGTCTCACATTGTAGTAAATGCAATTTGAGAATGCGACTAAAGTCGCCGTTCGTTTTTCCTCCCCGGTCTAAAGACGCGGGGTTTCCAAACGTTTTGAGGATCTTTCCATGAATTTGCCGCGTATTATCAGAGCCGATTTGGGGGCTAATGTGATCCAATTTGGCGGCTTTACCTTGTATCGAGACAGGCTATGCACCTCTCAAGACGGGGTGCGGCTTTGCGGCCCTGACCACGGTTGGGTGTTAGCCTCGCCGTGGTGTGTATGTCGATGGGGTGGAGAGTAATAGATGGCAGCACCTAGCGTATCAGGCCTAACGTCGCTTCAAGAATTAGATTTCAGCGCCAACGGGACCGCAATGGTGGCGGCCTCTGGAGCGCTGACTTTTGATACAGATAGAAAAGATCGGATGCATTGTGATGTAACTCTAAACGATACAGAATGGTATGAGATATCCTTCACATCGTCTCAAGATCTCACTGGGAAAAGTATTGTTTTCGCGTTTTATAACCGAATTCGGTATAAATCAGGAACATTTAGAGTTGGCCTGTTTTCAATCAGCAACACAGATTATCGACTTTGGCAATTTGAACCTGTGAGATTTCGGCAAATCGCTGTAATCCTGGATGCTGAGGATTTCGCATCTGAGGCAGCGGATACGGGCACATTCGATGTTACAAGTGTTGTTGGTATAAGGTTTCAATGGGTTTCCTTTAGAACAGACAATCACGTAAGTGCATCTGGAATTGAATGGGGGCAGGAAAATAACAACTCCCAAGATATCTTTAGTCTTCCTAATTCTGGCTTGACTTTATCCGAAGGTGAAAGTGGAAACCTATCAGAATTAAATGATATCGGAACGTATTTATCTGGCAATGGTTTTTTAGAAGCCAACACAACAGGTTTTCACCAATTATTCGGGGAAAGCTTACTTGTTGGATTCCCGATCACGTTGGGTGGATCTGCGACACTAAATCTAATCACTTCATTCAAAAATCTTGTTTTCCTAGAACGCTCAACAGCTAGTTCTAAACGGGCAATTTTCCCAAGTCCTTACAAATTGGATGTTGACACGACCAACGCCACTACTATTGATAGAACGGTGTTATCGTCAGAAAGCAGTAATTTTTCATTTTTGTCAAATCGACAAACTAACAGTCTGTTTATTGATAGCCCAACGACAGTAGAATTAGCAGGCGGGACAACCATTGAAATTTCTAGCCCAACTGATACTGTGTCAGGCGGTGAAGCCTATTCTGGATTAAATATATTAGACTCGACCGCTGGGATTGCTTTTGCTCCAAGCTCTACAGCTGCATTTGCTGGGGACAACAAAATTACCGGAACGCCTGATCATGCATTCAGTTTTGAATCTGGTAATGGTTGGACAGATGGCGATTCCGTCAATTTATCTTCTTTTGATCTATCCAGCGTTACGCCCGGAACTAATATGTTTCGGGTTGATATTGGGTCATCGGCAGAATTTACTGTAACGGTTCCTATTGGGAGTGGATTAACAGCTAGTGATGTGACTGCTGTTAATGGTGAAACCGTGACAGTGCAAGAGCCGCAAGCCACAACAGCGATCAGTGGATTCCCCTCCGCAAACAACACTAATGGCGTTGCACCTAATCCCGTACTCGGTATTTATGATGCCTCTATCGGGGCAACGCCAGCGGGATATCTGGCGGGCCTTGAAACCAGTGACGCAGAGTACAGCAGGGGAACATACACAATTAATGCAGGCGATTATGCAGGTAGCTTAGCAAGTGGTACTGAGATTCTAGTGGTGGGTGATGCAGTCGGTTGGCGACGAACGGCGGCGATCGCAATTGACACATCAGATCCTCCAGCAACGTTAGATTTATCGCCCGCATTTGATGAGTTTTTAGACGAAGCTGGGGTTGCCTTTATTGGTGCATCGGCGGCATGTAGTGGCCTCAATTACAACCAATCTGATGCGCGGTTTGAACTGGATAGCGCTAGCGGTGGAGCATCTAGCCTTTATAATTTTGCAGGCGTCGCGACTCGTCAGGAAGAGTTGACTTCTAATCTGACAGGTTTGCAAAACTTTGAAACAAGCGTAATTCGGGCGATCCAGTACATCAGCAATGATTCGTATAGGCGAATCATCTTGCCCAATTCGCTATCAGTAGCAGCTGCGGAAGCGGCAGAAACAAGCCCGATCATCAGCGATTTTGCCTTGCTGCGAGACGACAACACAGACCCGTTTGATCATGGATTGAGCAGTACAGCATCAGGGTTGACGGATAGGCCGGAAGTGCTGATTAGATTTCAGGCACCAAACTCAAATGTGAATGTTGCCAGCATTGATACGGATGCGATAACCGCCGAAGCGATCGCCGCTGATGCGATCGCAGAAATCAACGCCACAGTAGATGCAGCCCTGACAGACTACGGAGCTAACACGACCGCCCCCGACAACTCAACCATCGCGGCGATCGCCTCTAACGTGAGCGACATCATCGCTGACATTGCAGATATGCAAGGTACTGGCTTTGTCTCGGCTGACCATAGCCTAGAGGCTATTCGCGATCGCGGCGATGCAGCGTGGATTACGGCAACCGGGTTCAACACGACAACACCCCCAACGGCAGCAGCGATCGCCTCCCAAGTCAGAACGGAACTCACCATTGAACTCGCCCGCATCGATGCCAACATTACAAGCCGTCAAGCAACTGTCACATTTCCCTCAAATTTTTCACTGTTGGCGATTGACGGCAGTGGACAAGTCACGGCGGAGAATATGCGCGGTACTGATGGAGCCAACACCATAGCCCCAGACAATGCCGCGATCTCTACTATCCTCATCGATACCGGAACCATGCTACCCGCTCAAATATCAGCACTAAATAATCTGGCGATCGCTGATGTAGAAACGGCCCTCAGCAATTACGATGCTCCGGTCTATGCCACGCTGCAAACCTATGGCGATACAAATTGGGCGACGGCAACCGGGTTCAGCACATTCGACGGAGACCTATCGGGCATCCCTGCTGCAGTGTGGGGATACAGCGGACGGGCTTTAGATGGTAGTCAGGCAACCGCGATCGCGCTCATTGACACCATCAATACCAACGTATCCAGTTGCCTCAGTGCTGCCGAAGCCGTGACAGATGGGAGGTTTGTGGAGAACTACACCGCGTCGACCGCGATTCAGTATGACACCGATGGGACTGTGCGAACCGTGTTCGACTTGCTGGATGCTAACGGCGACCCGGCGATATCTGCACAAACCGCCGTTGAACGGAGGCCGCAATAATGCCCCTTTCTCCCCTCGGCATTGGTGGCAATTTATCTCCGCTAGGCCTGAATGCTGGACTCGTCCGGCTGTTGTTTTTTTGCCCTCCATTGTTTACCGCGATCTCTTATGAGCCAACGCTAACGACTGAGGCCTACGAGCCCGACCTATCCGCGATCGCCTATGAGATAGCATTAGTGGCGACTGAATACGATATCGACCTGGCCAGCATTGCCTATGAACCGCTGTTAACGGAGGACAATTGCTGATGAGTGGACTAAATGGAAGGACATTTAACGCAGGGGCCGCGATTCAGGCTAAGTTTCGATTTGAGCGCCAGGATGACAACGACGACCTGACCGGTGCCGCGATCGCGTTGCGCTTGTTCACCTCGTCGAGTGCAGCGTCTCCAGCGCTCACCCTATCGGTTGGCAGTGGCATTGAAGTTGAGACGGATTCCGCATCGGAGCAACTTTTCAAGGTAACTCTCACCTCAACTCAGGCAACCACGCTATTAGATGGCGCAACCCGGCAGCTCATCAGCTATGTTTTTGCCATCACTCCCAGCGGCGGCAATCCTACCCGGTCCGACGATGCCAGCACATACAGCGGGGCGTTTACGATTCAGGCTGAGGCGTTGGGTGGTAGGTAGTCGTGCAAAAAAACGCTGTCTATTTTGTGGTAAAAACTCACAATTTTGTTCCTTGATTTGCCCAAAAGTTTTGTTGAGCGGAAACCCCATACCGCGCATGAATAGCCGGGCTAAAGGATGGCTATGCTGATATCAATTGCCGAGATAGCGCCGCTCAACTTCTCAGCAAACCAGAACATCGCGTAATACCAATTTGAATCAAGGACGGCTAACACGTGTGAGTGAGCATCCCCCTTCTCTGCCATGTCGGGCACGTGGAAATGATCTATCACCTTGTCCATCTCTCGCCAAACGGGTTCAACGACTAACCGCCTTATCTCTACCTGCAAACTCGGGTCTGCTTTCCGTCTGCCCATAGTGATCGCCTCACTTGCTCTCAGCTTTTTTGAGATATGCCTCTAAAGCTTCCTCGCACAGTTCAGACATAGTGCGATCAGCCCTGACAGCAGCGATTTTCAGCCGTTGTTTTAGTTCGTCGCTGATTTCTACTTGTAGTCGTGCCACTGGCTCTTCTGGTACTGAACGCATAAATAGTAGTCCTACTTCACGGTTTTGTGATCCTTTCAGCCTTATGTTAGCACTACTTCTAAAAATGTGTTACTACTAGCAGTAGTTAAGAACGGCATAGGCACTCGCTTGGTACCGATTGGAACGAATAAAGCTGTACCAAACCCGTGCCGCCCTAGTACCCACAACGTTTAGAGGCGTTTCAACCATGCAAAGTCTGCACTCATTTTGTAAGCAACACGATCTACCGAAAACCAGCGTTAAGCGGTTTCTGAATGATGAGGGATTCGATACCAGCAGCGGGTTAGGCCGTGACGCGATCGCCGCTGCCCTGGTGGAATTTAAGCCTGCTGGTAGTGCATCAAAGCCTGATGTGTTGCCGCCCCCTGGCTATGCTGATCCTTTCGCTGGTATTGGTGCCGGGGGTGCGATGGTGCCGACTGGCTACGCAGCAACCGATCGGAGTTTAGCCGTGGCGATGTCAGAGCAACGGGTAAAGCAAATCTGCCAAAGTTCATCAATTAACCAACAGCAGACCGTGCAAGCCGCTATCGAGAGCGGTAATCAGTTGGGTACGCAGTTGGGTGCATTCCTGGGAGAGCGCACCATACAGGCTGCTGAAATGCAGCGCCAACAGATGATTGAGGAGTATTTGCAGGCGCAAGGGGTGAATGTTGCCCCAAAGCCCGCTGCCGACGATGGCAGCGCCGCCTGATGTTGGCGATCTCTGTTGCCCTGCTGATCATTTTGATTTGAACGAATGAAAACCTTTCCGGAGAACGACCGGTGACTATTGAACGCGAAAAGCAACTGCTTGAAGAAATTCTCGACTCTTACGGCCTTGAGCCAATCGTAAACGGCTTGATGGTGCGCTATTCCCTTGATGAGGTTCAGACTGCTTTATCAGGTACGCCGTGTCCCTGGGAAGTCGAAAGCGATCGCGACCTGTGCGATTCAATTATCTCCGCCTGCCAGCAGCCAAATACGCCCGATACAGGATACATGCACCCAACGGAGGGTTGGGTATCAAGCAACTGGCCTAGCTAATCCCCCTCAATCAGTTTCCACGCCTCTTGAGGGGGGCATCCACCGTTACCCAATGGACACAGCCATTATGAACCGACTACACCTGTTACTTACTGCCGGGGCCGCGATCTCCCTGGCCAGCTCATCCGCGATCGCCAATGAACCTCCCGTCATTGATGACCGCATTCAAATGATTTACGACAATATCGAAGCATACCAACAGCTTGCCCTCGATGAATATGGCGTACCTGCATGGCAAGCCTTACCGCCTGCCAGCCGCCCTGATCTGGCTTTCCGCCCTGCCTGCCGCCAGCTCACCTATGGACAGATTGAGGGTGAGCACGTTTGGCACTGGGATGGTGAACTGATCTACCGCTCGCCTAAAATATTGGACGCTGCCGACGCGGGCCTTTGTAAACGGGGGGCAACTCACGCCGTCGAAGTACCCAAAGTATTGACCGCCGATGTGTGGTCACAATTCGAGAGCGCGATCGCGGATACGGGGCGGGCCGTTGCCGTCATCCCTGAGAGGGAAGTGGTGGAAGTGGTGGACGAAACCCCAAAGCCACCACAAGAACCCGTCGCCACCACTGCCCAGCCATCGACAGAAAGCCGTCAATTATTTCCTTTTATTTGGGTTGGGTTGGGCGCTGTTGCCTTTGCTGTTTTTGGCTGTTCACTGCGCAAAGGCGATAACCGGAAACGCATTTCTAAGCCGGCAACAGCCACCACAAAAACGCCACAAGATCCGCCGCAAGAACACACCGAAATTACATACGACTTCGAGTTATAGCGCTGTGAGTGAGTGTGAGCACTCACAGTGAGTGCTCACAGATGCGCTGTGAGTGCCTTGTGAGTCGGCAGTTATCGCCCTGTAACCCCTATTTGGTGAACCCATGAGATTAGACTTTGACGACTTAACCAACACGCAACAAACCGCCCCTAAAGAACTGCTTTCTGAAAAAATTATGGGGCAAGTAAAAATTGCTTTTTTCGGAGTAGTGACGCTGACCTGTTTTGGGCTGGGATTGAGCCAAGCTTTCAGCCCAGCCGCTCGACAAATCCGCTCCGAGATTCAGCAGCAGGAACAGCAACAAACTCGAGAATTAACGCTGCAGCAGCAACAGCAGCGCCATGGCCAGCAAGCCCGGCAGATTGCCGAAGAGCGCTATCGCGAGGGGTGCTTACTGGTTTACACCCTCGATGCCGATGGGAATGTGATTTCCCTGTACGAAGGCATGGCGGTAGTGGACTCGACGACGAATCAGCCCTTAGCCGATGGCACTACGGTTTGTGACCCCAACGGTGCAACCGCAGTCCTTGAGAACGGGGGCAAGGTTGGCGTGATTGCCGTGACGCCTGAAAGCGCCATGGTTCAGCAGTTAATTGCAGAGGGTAAACTCCGATGACGAAAGCTAAGTATGGCGACGAGCAAACCTTGTATAACCCTGGCAACGGGGGCAAGTATCAAGCTCTATTCTGGTTTTTGCGGTTGGCGCTGCTGTTGGTTTTGTGTGGGGTAATTATCCGAAATATCGAACCCTATGCCCAATGGTCGCAGGCGTGGCTTGGTTCCAATATGACGGGCTGGTGGACGCTGATACCCGGTGCCACTTGGGTAGTGGACAAGGTTTATCGGTTCTTTGGTATCGTGCTTTGGGCATTATTTCAAACCTTGGAAACGATCCCGCTGTTCCTGCTGGGCACTCGTTTCGGGTTGGGGGTGCTGATTGCCAGCTATGAGCAGCAGGATCAGCAGCAACGCAAGATTGACACCTATCCCACCGATGACGCGGTGTTGACGTTCCTTAAAAAGAAATACAACGCGATGGGCTTACGGGCTCTCGATTTCTTCCGCATGGCAGCGCCGTTTGCCTATGCAGTGGACCTAATTGTGTGTTGGCAAATCTTTCCGCCGCTAAAAGACGGATACACCTGGTCTCAAGTCGTCATGGGTTGGAATTGGGGCGGTATCGCGTGGAGCAACGTGGTGAGCCTGGTCGTTACCCTGCTCGCCTTTGAGATGGTCGTCCTGTGTTGGATGCGTACCTCTGAAATGATTTTCACGATTCGCCGGGGGATTAAATCAAATGCGTAGAGAAACTAAGCCAGAACTAAAGAAAGCCGCTATCGAAGCGGTACGGACGCAATCACACCTTGCCCTATCGGATCAGTACCTTGATACCTCTAAAACCTTGCCCCTATGGTTGGGAGCCGGGTTGGGGTCGCTGGTATTCATCGGGAATTTGGGCGCGATCGGGGTGGGTTTGTTGTTTGTGGGGGAGCGCTTATTCTCCTATCGTACCTACAGCCGCAAACGTGCCCAGCTCGCCACCACGCGCAGTGCTAGCGCCATTATTGAGCCGCTAAGGCGCAATCCCGTGGAGTACTCCTATGCGAAAGCCATCATGCAAGCCCGTGGGGATTTGGCGCTGCTGATACCGGATGACGATGAAGATGACGAAACTGATTCCCCTACGGTGGACGTGGCCAGCTCCACTGTTAGCGAGTCGGGCCTCTTGCGTGACGTGCCGATGACGTGGGTACCTAAAGCGCGGGGGCAAGGTGAACACCTGGCAGTCATCGGCCTGTCGGGAGCATCTAAAACCACCACGCTGCTAAAGGCTTGTGAGGGCATCAATACGCCGATCATCTACGTCACCATTAAGGATGCAGACACCTCGCCGCCTAACTGGGAAGCTTACAAACTGAGCAAAACAGCCGGGGCATACTACCTTGCCCAGCTATGCCACATCTGCGATCGCCTCGAGGATATGCTCACGGGGGGCATAGAGCATCACTTGATTGTGGATGAGGCATTGCAGCAGATTGATCAAGCCAAGGACTCCGAGAAACTAGCAGAGGGCAAGCCTTACAAGGGCACTGCCAGCCGGTTTGAATCGCTCATAAAGTGCTATATCCGCTCGGGGCGGAGTGATGGGCAGCTTATTGGTTTGGTGAGTCAATCTCCCAATGGGACGGATTTGTTTGGCAGCGCTAAGACCATGCAAGGGTTAAAGCTCATTCTGTGCGCTGGTGAATATAGCTCAAATAAATTCCAATTCTTTACCGCATGGGCTAAGCAATTATTTGGCGGTCTGGTGAATGCCGATATTGAATCAGAGCTTAGCCAGGTTAAGGCTGGTTTCTGGCATCTGACAAATACGGGTGATGGGTTGGCATTGAACGAAACCATTCAATCCGACGTGGTGATGGTGGCTTGTGCTGAATGCCCAGCCGCGCATATAGGGGACGAGGTACCCGATAAACCTGTCGGGCCTTCCCCCATGAGGCAGAAAGCCCAGCGCTTTATCAATGAGAATGAGCAACCCAGCAAAGCCGCTTGGGAGCAGGGGCAAGAACGGGGCGCGATCGCCTATGCCTACTGCGCAGTGCTGCAAGATGCCCTTGCGGAAGACGTGCCCTTAGCCGGGTTTGGCGGCAACTCTAAATTTGCGTGGCGGTTGCATAAGGCTGGGGTGATTGAGAACCGTAGCCGTGAGCAGTGGTGGCCACACCTCGAAGCGCTAATCGATAAAGGCTATCTCAATGCCGACTCAGATAAATTGTGGATTGATTAGCCGATACAATCGTGGCTGATCTGGATTGCTATGAGCTACCCCGCCTTTTGAGAAGGCGGGGTAGTTCATCTAAACCCAGCCATGACGACGATTAAGTAAGTCAGCATCATTTCGAGTGCGATGGTATTCGAGGCTGCACTTGCAATTCACAAAACATATCCGAGTTCCCGGCATTGACATTTGCCCCCTCAGTACAATCCCCTTGCCAGTTTCAGCGACACATTCTGAGCAGTGTTCGGCAACGCCCAACCTATTGCTGACATAGGGAAACTCAGCCACGGGATGGGCGGCATCCTGCGCCTGGTTATATAGCAGCTCGGCATCATGCACATAGAGTTTAGCCCGCGCCGAGATCGCCCCGACCGACATCACACCGCTCAATACTTCGGCACTGAACCGCCGCAGGTAGTCGTACTGCCTTAATAGTTCATCCTTTACGGTTTCTCGATAGCGCGGCTCAATATTGCGTCGGTTGCCAAATCCGAACACGAAGAACAATGCTGCTGCCCCTGCAATGATTTCGGCTAGCCGTTCTTCCCATTGCGCCGCATCGATATCGCCCGACTCTAGCAGGGATGTTAGAGCGTCAATCTGCCCCTCATAACTATCGAGTTCAGCGGTGAGCAGTTCTAGAATCTCATCAGGCGTCACCCGGTCATCGCCATCGCGGTATTGGCCTGCATCTTCATCCCATTGCCACCCTTGTTCATCGGCCAGCGATCGCACCTCAGCCCAATCAATATCGCTCAACTCTTGAAAGTAGGCAACGCTGGGCAATCGAACGAAGTCCGGCTGAAAAAGGTCAGTATCAAACTTTTTTGCATGTTCCTCTCCCCCGTCCGCTCTTGTTGATTCAGCAGTTTTGTAATTCGCAAGCTCTTTTAATGTTAGCTCTCGCACTTCGCCCATAAACTCTTTGGGCATAGCTGAAAGATAAATGGCCTTAGCTTCATCAATTGATGAAGCACCAATAACCATCTTTTCTTCGTCGAATTTACCATTGATAACTTGGTCAATAGCAAATACTTTTTTGCTGGCCAGGTCAGTGCCCACATAAACATCAACAGCCATCCCGTCAGAGCCTTTTGTCTTTTGGAAATGCCCATAGCCAGCTTGCAAAACCTTGCCATGCCGCTTATCAAACGGAAAATACTGAAGTCCAACCCTAAAACCGTTCCAGTCAATGACCCTTTTTGTTGGGGTTGCTTCATCATTCCTATCGTTAGGCGCTGCTGTAGCCACTTCGATTACATTCTCAATGTCTTGGCCAGTCGAGATCGCCATGCGCACCTCATCAGCGCTCACGGCCCCCGACTCAATCAGCAACTTAAATGTCTCGGCTTGCCCCTTCTTGTTTTCCTGCTTCTCCTGTGGCGTTTCGGTGTAGATACTGGGATATTCAATTTCCCAGTTACTGGGCACTGTGCCCAACGCCTCAAAGATGGCGTGGAATACGATGCGGTGGTTGCTCATAAAATCCTGAGCTTGCCAAGCCTGCACTTGTTCGGCATATGCCCGCGTTTCAGCGCCGCCGCTATCCGCCAACGCCGATTTACCCACAGTCCCCCAAATCTTATAGAAAGGTAACCCGGTGGCCGCCGTCAGCTCATCTACAATCGACTGAAAGTTCTCCTTGACGCCAGTGAAGGAGCGCTCTTGAAAGTCGCTGTTGCTGGTCTGGGCATCTTGCACCAACACCTTATGCAGACTCATCATCTGGGCGATCGAGTTCATCATATTGGTGAGTGCCGTTTCACCGCCTGGGCCAGCCAGAACATCTACCAGACCATCGATAGAAACCTTAATCAGCGAATAGGTTTGTAGCCCTTTTGAGATAGCATCCTTGGCCATATAGTGTCTATTGAAAATCTCAAATATTCCCTGAATGACGGAGTCGTGGCCTGCATCGCCTTCTAACTGTTGATCATAGGGGTGAATCTCAGCACCATCAAACACCAGCACTCGGCTATGGTGGATGCGCTGGTTAAACCTGAAATCCTGGTTAGCATTGTCTCTGCCCTCCGTGCGGGCGATGCGGTAAAACTCCGGGTCGCTAGGATTGATAGTTGTGAAATCTGGTCGCAGCTGGTAACGATCCAGCACTGAAAAACCCTCAAAACTTCGCACCTTTCGCAGCGGCTTTTCTGGATTCTCAGAACCATTCACCCTCAGCACAATATATGCGCGTCCAAACAGGTCGGCATATTGCTTCGCCTTACGGAATGCGTCATGGCCTGACATTTGCCGACTATAAGGGGATGCATTCTGAGAGCCCTGGTTATAGATGGCGATCGCTGCTGCTGCGTCCTGTTCGTCTCCCCCCTCATGGATGACCAACTCAACCCCTTTACGTGTCATGTCGTTAGCGGGGGCATCGATGATGCGGCGAATTAGCCACGAGCCACGGTATAGCGATCGCAACTCCACTTCAGACAGCAGCCGCACCTGCCCAACCTGAGTTGAGGTGAACGGGTCTCGGCCATGAACCCCCATACCCGTTGCCGTATTTCCTAGCAGCGAGTTACTGAGGGCGTTGGCTAGATTATCAAACCGCAGGTCAGTGTCAATCATGGAAAGTAACAGGAAGGTTCCCTCTAGTTTACTAAATACAGAAACACTACCTATACAACAGGCAAACTTGATTAGAGACCCTGTTTTATACGGTGGCACAAAACTTTAGGGGTGGCACACTTCAAAAATGGCAAGTGTGCCACCCCTAAGCCCTTGATATACAAGGATTCTTTAGGGGGGTGTCACACATGGCACACTTCATCTGGGTCGGAGCGTGCAGAGTAAATTTTCTATGACGTGTAATGCTGTGCCAGTTGCCATTCTCTCTTTTAGAGAATTTTGTCTAGTAAATTAAATCAGAAAGAAGTGTGCCATGTGTGACACCCTAAGCAAAACTCTTGATATGTATAGCTTTGAGGGTGGCACACTTCGAAAATAGCAAGTGTGCCACCCCCCTGAAGTGTGACACTAAAATGGTATATTTAGATACTTTTCTCAGCTTAGCTTCATAAAAGGGCGTTGTGACAATTTGGAGCTTAGGAGAAATGTATTATGGCACAATACATGTGCCAGTTGCGTATGGCAGTAACAAAAAGCACTTAGACATTTTCGGCTAAGTGCTTGGCTCTCATTTAGTTTGTTTGTTTGGTTTGTTCGGGCGATGTTTAACTGTACAGGGCATTTAGAGTGTCGACGGCTGTCCCTTCAATTAGGTCATTGATCGCAAATACCAGTGCATCAAGGCGGTTTGGGCTAGGCATTCCCGGCTGCCATGTACACATCTCACGCTCCAAATCTACAAACGTCCCAACGTGATGAACTTTCCCCGCCTCATATTGTTGGTGCGCTGGTTCGGCCCGAATAAGTTTGCCGCGACTGGATGTAGATTCTTTCACTGCAACAGTAGGGTCAATCAGCAGGACAGTCGCTTTCACCATGTCGCCGCCAAAGTTGCGTTCAGCTACCAGATAATTAGCTTTCAAATCATGGTATCGGTCGATCACTGCCTGGAATCTTTCATTTGGGGTTCCCTTCAAACTGTCATCGTTGAGCACATACAGATGGCCGCTCGCTGCCTTACCCACCGCAACGTTACCGGCCTCTGTCGTAGAACTGCCCGAAGGATCAACGCCGATCACAATCCTGATCAGCTCAGGGGTGCTGGTGACACGATACGGAGTGATGTCTCTGTCTTTGTCCCATAGCCCTCCGTCCGGTTCGTCTTCATGCTGTGATTCGGTAAGGAATGTCCTCAGCCCCCACTTATTAATCTGTCGTTCAATGACTTCGAGGTTTTGTCCTTCTGGCCATGTGGGTTTGCCGCCACTGACGCGGTAAAGGTTTTGTTTTTTCTGATCGCTCCAATACTGCTCATATTCCAGGTCTATAGCAGCGGGCTCTTCAGTAACGGTTGCCCCTAGCAATATTTCCGCCCGACCATCAGCAACTTGAGCGATCGCGCTGTCTTTGTGAATTTTGTTTTGCACAAAAAGCACGGTGGCATCGGTGGACTCAGCAGCGAGGATGTCACGGGATATTGTCTTGAGCTTCTTGGCAGTGGCTTCTGGCGTGTCGTGGGTGCCGTCGATATCATCCAATATTATGAGGTCGGGACGCTGTTCCTGAATACGAGCTCCACGAATCCGGCTATTCAGTCCCACACCAACGACGCCGAACCCATTCACCGTTTGCAACCGTTGGGCTGTCCAGTTGAGGGAAGCTGAGTATTTGTTGAGGGCACGGGGGACACCCATCTGTTCCAGCAATGCCGCGATCGCCTGCACATGCAAGTCGGCTTGATCTTGAGTGCCACAGACATACAGCGCCAATCGACGTTTCAACGAGCAAGCAAAGTACGCACAGAGCTGTTCTGCGATGGTGCTGTTGTGAGTTACCAAAAGATTTGTAATTAAGTTTTGATTACGCTCAACTTGAACATCATAAGTTTCTCTGTCTCCCACGTCCTCAATTTTGACAACTTTGTCCCAAAAAACATCGGCTTTTTCTAGCCAAACCCATTGCGGCAAAGGCTCGTAAGTGATTGCTTTTTGAAGCTTTCCCCTGGTAATGTCGTAATCCTTCCCCAGTCGAGGCCCACCAGCGTTCCGGATTTTTCGATTAGTTCCTTTTGGCAGACCTAACCCCACTTGACGCGGATAAGTGTCAAAAAGACTGTATCTGTGCTTTTCGCAAACCTTTTGCAGTTTTTCTTTTTTTAGAATTAGCGGCATCATATCTCTGCATCGACTTAAGCAGTTCTGATCGATCATTAGTCTCCAAGCGCCTGCATAGTCATTAGGAGCTTCGATTGTTGAACTAATGACGCCAACTTGAGCCAGCAAAATTTCAAGGTCTTTCACTAACGCCTGATTAGCTAGAGCAATCCCCATCTTGCGCTCTTCTACCCAGCCATCGGTATCAAACATAGCTGCTAAAAAAATCCACTTTTGACGCTCTGGCAACTGAAAGACAAACTTAGGCACTCTCTTTTGAGTAGCTAATTTGTCTTTAATCCCTACGTTTTTAATCCACTGACGCCCAAAACCTTTTAAGTTGTAGCCATATATCCCACAACGCTTAACTTCCATGCCCATTGCGTTAGCACAATAAATAAAATCCCTGACTATACACTCATCTGCATTTGTAAAACTACAATTATTAGACGTTGTAGAACCCTCGGCAATCATATAAGCCAGTAACTTAACCTCTTCATCTGGCCTGTCGATTACAGCAGAAACGCTTTTTAAGTGGCGAGGTGAGGCGATCCTATCTTGCAGCGTCAATTCCCCTGCCAGCTTCCATCCGTCAAAAGTCCGCACTTTGTGGTCAGAAGTTAAGACAACTGATTTCCCTGTTGCCGTAGTCACCTGAATGCATGGCTTGATGCCGCTAAAAACTTTAGCGATGATGGAGTCGCCTTCGATCTGCCCAGACGCCTCATTCCAAGAAAGTATTTTTTCCCCTGGCTTGATTTCAGAAATAGGAGCTAACGACCCATCGAGTAAAGACAACATGGTATTTGCATCCAAGCATTTTGCACCGCCCCTACCCCATATCTCAACACGTGGCGTTGCGGGCTGTCCTGATTCGATAGCCTGGCCCCATTCCCAAACAGCCCTATGGCGATCTCCGTTAGGGATGAGGGTACCAGGTAGAGTGCGGGATAGGAATGCTTGTGGGGTTTCGGTGGGAGATGGGATGAGGTGAGGTGGGAGTGTGGGTCTTTCGTTTGTCGGCTTTACCCCTAACTCCTCAGCTAAACCATCCCACCAACTGTCTAAGCGCTCTGTTGTTGCTCTTTTTCTTGCCACTTCAGTTTCATAGCCCGGATAAAGTCAGCGGGAGTTATGTCAAGCTTGACGGCCATCTCTGCCAATTCTTCAGCGGTTGGCGGGAATAGTTCGCGCTCCGCCTTCAGCAACGATACAAGCGCACTGGCGCACCCTTCTTTTGATTTCGCATCGACAGTAGAAACCTCTGCACTGATATCAGCGATCGCATCTTTGATCGCTTGGTAGCCATCAATCCCGCGCCGACGATTGACATCCTTCCCGCCTTCAACTTTTCCTTGCTCTTTTTGCTCTCGCTGGGCGGTCCAATTGCGATCAGACGATAGCGCTTTCACGGTAGAAAGACCAATGCCAAATTCGGTGGCCAATGCTCTTAAGCTGGGCTTTGGGCTGCGGTCTAAATAAGCCCGCTCTATTGCTCCGATCAATTTACTATCAATAGCTTTAGGCATTTGGACTGTGGTCTCAATGTCTCAATCCTAGCTTATCCCCTCTCCTCCGTCACCATCTCCACATCGCCAATTTCCGCCGACCTCTTGACCTGCCACACCGGATAAGGCAAGCCACCCATCTCGGCGACACCCAACAATCGGCGATCGGGTACCGCAACAAAAAGCCGCCCGGATGCATGGGCGGCTTTGAGCTGTGAGCGTATCTTGAGGTGCCTAGATTCTACTCTGTGTAGAGATCTTCGGTCAAAGTCAGAACCTCCCAGAGTGAACCAACCAAGCTATCGTATTGGTGACGCTCGTTGCCGTCGCTTGCGTTCGGCAGGCGTCATGGGGCGATCGCCGATGCACTGCCCACCACGAGGGCGATCGCTAGGCTCTATACTGGTCCGCCCGCAGTTTTTGCACTTCCACCGCTGGCGACCTCGATAGGTGCCGTTTTTGTGGGTGTTGGGACTGTTGCAGTAGGGGCAGATCATAGTTTGATTTCACCTCGCGCTGAAGCGACGGGGCTGCCAAGCTATCGGACAGTTGTCGTGCAAAGCACCTCAATGGAGGGGCGGTGGTTTGAGTTTTATTTAAGCGACTTGGCAGTCTTCAAAGAACTCGCCAAACTCTTCAGCGAAAGCCTTAGCTTCAGCCAAGGTGCGAAACCCCTCTTCAGGGTTGCCGTCGATGTCCTCTGCATTGTGGTCTTCAGCGGACACAAACCAGCGACCGTCTTCTTTAGTGATGATAATTTGATAGTTACCCTCTAGAGCATAAAAGGCGTTGGTGATGTAGTCACCCATGAACCGAACCCACTGACCTCGATAAGCGTTATCAAGAGCTTTGATTTGCTTTTGGATGGTCGCTTGAGTAGTCATTTTGCCTGTGCTCCTTTGCTTGGTATGTACCCACTATAGCAACACATTCACGTGACTGTCAACACATTTGCGCGACGATTATGAAGCTCTCCCCACCTGGCAGAGCCGAGGCGGGGGTGTCCTATGCTAATCTCAGACTATCCTGAGTCCAGAGATCACACAGACAAGCCCAGCTTCTAGGCGACCGTCCAGAACGTTTGCTGGTTCGAAATGAAGCAGGCATGGAATCGCGATCTGCAGTTGTGTCACTGCTCATCAAAGAAGGACTGCCGCAGCTGTGGTGAAATTTTGAGCAGTATGGAGAATTAGGTGATGACGATGCTTTCCCCGACACCCTGACCTCCCGCACCTGATGGCCCAGATTGCGACGACGGCACGCGATCGCGGGACGGAGCAGCGGGGTTAGAGTGGACTGTTAAACGTTCTTGCTGTTTTTACGGGGTGAGTGACTGCATATTTGTAAGGCTTGCGAATTTGCTTACAAATGTTGGTTTGCCTATCTTCGTAAACTTCCGCCCATGTAGATGGGGTGAATCCTAAGCTGGTAAGCATGTACCCAATAGCTACATCTTCAGAAGGTGTATAGTTCTTTGAAAATAGCGGCTTATATATTCTTTTCCCTTCTACAAAAGAATCGTTAATAATATTGCTGCTTAATAGTTCAACCATTAAATGGCGGGAAAAACCCACACAGTAACCCATTACCACATTAAAGTTATTTCCTAATCCTGGCTCAGATTGTACTTGATAGGTTGTATCCCCAAACCAATGAGCAGAGGGGATAGCGTGAAAATGTCGCCAGATATACGTATCAGGATCAACCTGTATAAAAATGGCTGCTTGGCTATTCTGGATGCATTTTTGAAAGTTACGCCTAATAAACAGCCTTATCTTCCCTCTTTTCTTTAGATGGTTTCCGCAAATTGTTTTAACCCCTGTCCATGAAGGGTTGGACTCATCATCAGTTATGCACAATATATCTGAGTCTGGATAGAAAAACTGTATTTGTTTGACGAGCCGATCTGCCAATCTTTTTTCTTCTTGATGAAAATTGAAATAGAAACAAATCATCTTAGTGTCAATAAATCAAAGTTTCTTTGCCCTAAGTATATGTTTATGTATTCAGCCATTTTATTGTATACATATTCTTCGCTAAAACTAGCAGAGTTTCTATCCTCTAAAAATTCATAGTCAAGAGTTGATAGTGTCGCTGATTCCGTTGTTGAAGTAGAAAAATTGACTGCAATCCCTGATCTTGTGTCGCTTATTTGAATTCGTGTTCCATTTGCAGCAACAATGAAATAGGGCGTTTTTTCTGTTAAATCAACAGAGACAGCAGTGTCGAACCAAATTACTTGGCCAACAATAAACGATTGATTAATCGTTGTTAGGCATTCAAGTTCGTTCAGTGTTTCATCTATTTCAAACGACAGCGAGCTGCCAAAGCTATAAAGAGCCGGGCTTGGATAGCCTTCTGATGAAGGTGTATTAAATACTGATTCTAAATGAATATCAAAACCATCTGGTACTCCTATCACAGGGGTACTAGGTCCACTGTTATTACCCCCTCCGAGACTTATTTTATCTTGGGGGACGAATATTTTTGCCCCAATCAGAACAGGGGTGTTTGAAGAGATGAAAGATGAAAATGCAATTAGGTCGTCAGAATAATTGGCTTCGCTGTTAAAACCATTTTTATCGTGATAACTAACATTTGCTTCATCTTGAAATGTAATTATAAGAAACTCCCTTGAGGAAGGAAAGGAATACTCTGTTGCTTTGGTGCTCCACCAATCTAGATATCGTTCATTTTCTTCGGATTCGTCAACGACGATAAAAACATCTGATTGCGATGGCGTAAGATTTCCCAAAGAAACGAGTTCAGCCTTTATTGCATCTAGCGCGGTGAAGACGTTTGGCACCTTTTCGGACGTAAGAGAACCGGAATTATCAACAATCAAAAGAATATAAAAGGGCAAGCTCCCACCGCCTATATGCTGGCACCGAATAATCCTGGCCATTAAAAAACCACCATTCGAAATTCAGCCTGAATCCGCAGCCGCTCGCCACTGGTGCCGGTCAGCGTAACGATGAAGTTAGTTTCGATAGGTAGCTTCTCCCCCACGGCATAGTTGGGGGTGGCGTCGGCGTAGGTGCCGCTTACAGTGCCATCATCGTTCAGGGTTTCAACTCTTACATCAATCACGCGGTAGGGGATCTCACTACGAAACAGGATGTAGCCTTTATCTTCCGCGCTCTCGATTGTGATGTGGGCGATCGCGCACAGCAAGGCGCGAATCGCTTTTTGGAATCGTTGGATAGCCTGCCAATGTGCCGCGACTTGTCCGACCAGGTTCGTGGTTTCACCCTGTATGGCCTGCTGCCGTTCTTTCAGCGCCAAGTATTCCTCAGTCTGGGGGGCGGTGGCGGGGGTATAGGACTCACCGCCAAGCTCTCGAATTTCGCCGCCCGGAGCCGTGACAGTGGGGGCAGGTCGCTGCGATTCCTCAATTTCTCGTTTGAGGCGTGCTTCCCGTGCCTTCTTCAAGCGATCGCCGCCGCGAGCTGAGCGGGTGCCGCCCCTCAATCGTTCACGACTGCGGGCGTTGGTTCGTTGTAGGCGGCTGGGGTCGGGGGAAGGTAGGTTGGTCATTACGCAACAACTCCAGCACCGAAGGCATCAAGTAGGTTTTCTGCATGGTTGCTAAAGTTTGCCGCTTGAGCCGTGTCCCACCCACTTGCAATAACATCTAAAGCGTACTCATCTGAACTACTATTATTTAGTGAATAATTATTATGTCCCCCCCCTAAATAAGTACGCACGGTGGGTAGTCCGGTGCTTGCTATAGATGTGGTGCCTTGCGATACACCTCTTGAATACAAGGTTGTTAAATTAGAAGCAGTACGAGAATACAGTTGCATCCCTGTCGGGTTGGTCGTCTGAATGCCAACAGGAATAGAATCGCTATTTATCGTACTAAGGGCGACGGCCGTCCCTCCATCACTGGTGCGTAGAGATATCGCAGCAGCACCAGATCCTACGCGTCCTGCCATATCGGTGCCACCCGTGTCACCAAAATCTCGTTTGTAAAATCCGTAAGTGGCGCTATTTTGGGTCAGCCCAGACGTGGAAGGGGTCACATTAGTATCAATAAAACTTGTGCTACCGTTACCGGCAAAACCTTGCCTTGCGGTAAATGTCATATTTGTTTGAGTTGCTGTGTGGCTAGTTCCTTTGATATTTAACAGGGCATCGGAAGCATTATCCAGGGCGTAGATCCGGCAGGCAACAATGTCTGAATACAAAGAATCATCCTTTAGGCTAACAAAGAAATCATTAATTGCATCCAACTCCGCCGTTGAGTAGGTGCCTGTAAGTCGGTCAATGTAAGCCTGGGCATCGGCATCATAGTCCTCCGTCGCACCCATCATCATCGTCATCGGAAACGTAAACATTATGCAAATGCTCCCGAAAACACTAGGTCAACATTTGTTCCGTCGCTTACTCCGGTCAAGTAGTCCACGGCATTGGCATCAGTAGATAGTGTCGGCTCCGTGCCACCAGGGAAGCGATAGGCAGTCCCATAGCTCAGTGTCCGGCTTCCAGTGCCATCCTGAATCACTCGGAATATAAATGTCTGTCCATCTACTAGATTTGTAGGATTGTCTAGAGTTCGGTTGCCGCCCAACGTAACCTCAAACACGTTGCCCAAGCTGGCATCTACGGAGATGTTGGCTCCATCTGTTAGTGTCACCGTGCCCACTTGTTGAGCGGCGGTGTAAGTGTTTTCCGACGAGGTTATGTAAGTCTTTATTTGTGCCCCTGTAACTTTTTCCGCAGTCGTCCCTCCAGTGTCGGTTTCAAGCTGCATTGATTCAGTAACAGCGGAAGCAGCGCTTAAGTCGTTGATTTTTGTTCCCATTTTCTCTCCTAGCTAGCGGGCATAGTTCCAGTACAAGCGGTCAGGTCAATTGATTGACCTGAGCTGATAGAAGTGGTAGAAAGCACTACATCATTCTCGAATGTACCGACATCAGTGCCGCTCCATACAACCGTATCGTCCGCATCTCTGACCCGATACTCTGCCGCTGTGCCTGTGGCCACAGCAGTAGCGCTGATGGGTAAGCTCGCAGCAGTAGCGACGCCAGTAGCCGCATCCCCGAACGCAGTAGCGTCCAAATCAAACGTAACTAGCACGGAGGCAAATCCGGTTGTCCCAATTTGCAATGTGCCGTTGGAACCTGCACCAACATCCACTAAGTCAACGATTGCATCGCAAGCGGCGTTACGGGCAGCAGTTGTTAATGTAGCCATAAATCCTCCTATGGAATTACTCGGACTTGATCATCAGCGGTGACACGGGTGTTGTCATCTGCTGTTATTCGGGGTTCTCCTTGAATTGCAGAGAATCCGAAGCTTGGGAATGTGGCTGCTATCTCTGCCGTGGCTGCTGCTGGAGCAGTCGCATCAAAGCTGAATGACGGGAAAACTGTAGCTAATTCTGCATCGCTACTAACGATTGCATTTGCAGTAAAACTGAATGCGCCAAATGTTGTGGACAGTTGAGCGGTGTCCTTAATGACAGATTCAGCTTCAAACGTAAACGTGCCAAATGTTGTTGACAACTGAACTGATACAGGAACTTGTGTCTCCGCACTAAATCCGAACGATGAAAACGTTGCTTCGACAAACGCAAATAACGACTGTATTGAGGTAGAACTAAATCCGAATGATGGAAACTCAACTTCAGCACGCGCAAGCGTAAATGTGCTGTCAAAAACCTGAATCCCCAGACATTCCGCATAACTCTGCTCGGCTTCAAAAACATAATTCAACGCATCGGCCAAAAACTGACGAGTGCGCCCCGGCTGCACATAGTCAATCCTTGGGAACGGCTCATCAATGGCCAGCAGTTCGTCACTAATCGGGAACCTGATAAAGTGCTGTCGGTCACGCCCTACCAACAAATCACGATGCTTGGCGGCCAGGTCATTGCACTGGCCCACATCAAACGCCAATCCATCAGGCAGTTGATAGGGAGGACGTTTGCGATCGCGCCCCGTTGCTTTGCCCCGATGCACCCATGATGCCGATCCTTCATAGGGCGTCGTATCGTTAATGTATTGCGTCCAGTATTCGGTGCGTTGTGGGCTGTTTTTGCCCTGCTCGGTTGCCGCCTGCACGATCGCGGGTTTGGAGTTCACCAACCGCCATTGATTCGACTCGCTGCTAAATTCCTTGTCAGGATAGATTAACACCGCCGACTGTTTTTCAGTTTCCTCGTAGTCGTACAGATCTTCGCCCTGCTTCACCCATTCGCGGATTACCTTACCCACCTTCCGGCGGCTGATAGTGCCTGCCGGGTCCAAGGCATCTTCACGACTCCAGCGATCAACAACGATGCGGATACATTCGTCTTCGGTGCTGTACGTGTAGTTTTCGGTTTCTTCCTCTTTCCTTACTGCTAAGTCGCTGCCGTCTTCGAGAAACGTCACCTCAGCCGCATCGTTATAGCGGAACACATAATACAGCCGATATTGGCAGTCTCCCTGCAACTTGTAATAACGGATTTCGGTTTTATCGTACTCCACAATTTTGGTAGATTCAGCGCTGCCATCAATAATGAGGGATTTCCGAGTACGTAGTCGCTCACGTTTCAGGAGTTTGATGTAATCGCCACCGTCAACCGTTACGGTGGTGCCGTTTGGCCCCAACAGTTGAGTGATGGTTAGGTCAAACTCCTGAAACTTATAGAGTTCTGTGTCAGCATCGCCGGTCAGTTTGATTATGGGATTCGTTTGGGCGGAGGATGATTTACCCAGCCCCACCACTTGCACTGTCTCAAATGGCTGGAGCGGGTCGGGGTCGGGCGTGAACTCAATATCATTGGTCCCCTCTGTGATTGCAATATCAGCGGTGTCCGGTGCCGTATCGAGTTGCTTGGCTCGCACGATGCCGGATGAATCCACATACAACTGTCGGAAATCGGCTGCATATGCAATCTCGCCTGCCCTGCCGACATAGCTACCGCGTGGCTTAGGGACAGGAAAGTTGACGACACGGCCCCATGTGCCTAGATTGATGTTGCCTGATGGAATGCCCGCTGCCTCAAGATACCGAGTAGCGACCGTAGCCAAATCTGTATCGGCTCCATCGCATACGGTGATCGCGCTCGCATCGTCTGAGGGCTCCTGGGAGTTGTACCAGGCCAGTGCATCGCCAACATCAATGCTCAAAATGCGACTGGCATAGTCGAATGTGGGTTCCTGAAGGATGAACAGGTTAGACGCGGCGAAATCAATCAGCGTACCGGAGTCGTCAGCAACTTGCACCGCGATCTCTTGCCCTGGGAACCAGCGTGAAGGGTTATCAAGGGGCTGAATGCTCTCAGGGTTGGTCGTGTCTTCTTGAAGCAGTAACGTGCCCCGAAATGAAATGATGCCCGCTTGCCCGATACTATCCCGCCCTATCTCCAGCCGCAGGGCACTAGCGCTCCAGTCTTGCGAGTCGGAACCGATGAGGGTTGAGAGTAGGCGGGCGGTGGTATTGGCGGCCATCAAACCTCGATAATCTGAAATGTGCAGACATGGGCCACGTCATCACCCAACAGCCCTAACTCGGCGTTGAAATCTTCGGACAATTGCAGTTTGACGTTAAACACCCCAAAACCATACTTGACGGATGAATCATAGGTTTCGTCTAGTTCGGCTAACAAAGTACGCCCATTCTGCGATCGCTCAATGTTGCTCAGATATTGAATCTCATCAATCAATCGAAGCTTGCCATCATTCTGGTCTTTGTATTGGTCATCTTGCCAGTCGGCCAGGTTTACTAGCAGCCGCATTTCGGCCAGTGTCAGCACTGTGAAGACTGACCACTGAAACCGGGTCAGGTGGATGGGGCCGACAATCTGAGAAGTGCCTGCAATTGACCGGCCAGCTAACGCCGCATAGTTAAGCCGTTGGCGAGAAGGGGCGCGGCCATCAGATGTCCATCGGTTGATTGTGATTGATGGGTAGGGGGTGGTTGCGAAATTGGAAGCGCTGCCGCCCGGAATGCCTAGATTGAGTTCACCGATCGACATCACCAGCCCCCGTACGCTGCAATAGTTTTCAGCCGCCCAAACTCTAGATCCACAGCATCTTGCAATGGGCGATCGCTGAAAACAGTATAGTTCGCAGGGGCTTGCACTTTTGGCTTAGCGACCTGCTGCCTCAGTTGCACCAGCTCACGGTTCATCCGCTCCATGAGTGCCGTCTGCCGCCCTACTTCACGGTTGGCCGCATTGGTGATGGCGCGTGACCTTGCCTGAGAGATAACCGATTCACCGCCGCCGGGGGAAACGATATACTCATCTCTGTGAACCTGGTTAACGCCCGGCTGCAACGTGCCGCCGCTCCGAAATGAGGGGAGCGATGATGGTGTAGATATAGGAATCGCACCCCCACCGACTGGAGCATTAGCAATTGCGCCTTCCAGGATGCCCGCCGCCCGCTCAGCCCCGCTAACAATTCCACCTTCTAAGCTTTGAGCCGCTGTGTCCCCACCTTCTTCAAATGCCTGATCTGCTTCTATCAGGTCAATTACGTCACCCCGCCCTACCCCTTCGAGTAGTTGTTGAGCGATGGCGCTGTCATTGTTCTGGGCGAAGTCGATTAGGTCGCCAGTATCGCCGCCTCTTTCTAGGATACGTTCCAGTTGCTTGGCAGCTTGTTCTAATTCGCCGCCAACCTCAGAAAATAAGCCAGCCCTTCGAGCTTCCTTAAAGTTTTCTCGAATCGCATTAAGTTGTTTAAGGCTTTCTTCTGTAGATTTCTCCTGAGTTGAAAGCGCTCGTATTAGCTGAGATGTCCGCTTTTCTTCCGCGTCGGCAATCTCCTGAGCTAATCGAGATTGCTCCTCCATTAGATCAACTGCATCTTTTTGCGACCCAGCGTTACTTTTTGCGGCGTCGGCTTTCCGTTCTTCAGTGTCTGCGGTTTCATCAGAAAACTCAGATTGCTTTTGATTTTCGTTAGCAATCTGCTCTTGCGCGTCCAACTCTTGAGATTTGAGCTCGCCAATTTCAGCAATGGTATATTGGACATCCTTAGCTGCCTGTAGATTTTGCTGTTGCAATCCCTCAATCTGCTGTAAGTTGCTGATTTCTTCAGAGCTAGCCCCTTGTGCCTGAGCTTTTTGAGTAGCAATGCGAGCCTCAGTTACCGCCACTTCTGCCAAAACTACCGCCCGTTGTGCTTCTGCCTCAGATTGAGCCTGAGCCAGCTCTAGAGACAGTCGCTTCGATTCAAACTCTTGAGCAATAGCATCGCGATTTACAGCAGCAATCTCGCCCTTGATGCGTTCAACTTCTGTTTCATTCTCAGTCGCTTCAGCCCTAGCCAAAGCTGTCTCTAGTCGCTCGCGATCGAGCTCAATCAAAGTACTGTCTAAGCTGGCTTGCTGGCTAAGTAGATCTTGTTGTCGCTGATTGGCTTCTATTTGCTGGTCAATCAGCTCGATTCGGATGCTCGCTACTTCTTGCGCCCGTGCTAGCTCCTTGTCAAACGTTTCGAGAGTAGCAGCGAGCCTGTCCTTTTCTGCCTGCTCGGCTTCTTTAGCCGCCTCTTCCCTAGCCTTAGCCGCTTCTTTGGCGCTATTCTCAGCCTCACGATCAGCCTCTTTTTGTGCTTGGATGCGCTGGTCAGCGATCGCGATACGGTCGTTATTAATTTGGGTTTCGAGTGCCAAAATTTCGGCATTCACTTCGGCCAATGCATCTGGGTCTTCCGTTTGTGCTTTGGCCGCCTGTAGTTCTGCAATTTGGTCTCGGGCGCTGGCAATGCGTTCGTTCAGCAGCCGCTCTTCAGATGCAGCGATTCGCGCCTCACCCTCTTCTAGTGACTTAATACCATTGGCGATGTCTTCTTTGATGGCCGCTTCCCTGGCTGAGGCGGCATTGGCTAGCTCGTCCTGAGTGCGTTGCAAAGCATCGTTTAAATCATTAACCCGTTCGGTTAATTGCTCAGTGGTGGATTCAACATTTTCGTTTTCATCTGCCGCGCCATTAAGTTGATTTTTGTAATCTTCAAGCCGTTCGATTTGTTTGTCACGAATAGCAATATCAGACTCAAGAACGGGTTCCTGTGCTTCTAGTGCAGCGATCCCATTATCAATAGCGGCGATAGTGGCATCAATTTCTTCGGCAGGAATGCTTGCCCCCTGCGCGATGCCTCGTAGCGTATTGATGGCGGCACCCTCAACTTCGCCGACCGCTAGACTGACTTCACCAAAAGCAATCGTCGTACCTCTAGCTGCGGATTCTGCTGCTGTAGACAAGCCGGGTATTACGCCTCGAACTATGTCTAAATTGCGCTGTACCGCATTAAGCTCATTCTGAGCGGCTTGCAGGTTTTGAGTCGCCTCATCCCCCAGCAAGTTGTCAGGCAAATTCCCAGCCGCCTCTCTGACTGCATTGAGGGAATCTTGGATGCCTTTAACCGCTTCATCAGCTTCACGGGTGGATGCGGTAATTGTGCGGAATGTATCAACCGCAATTGCCACGCTAGCCAATGCCCCCGCCACCAATCCGAGCGCGGTTGCTGACTTAATTGTTGCTGCCGTTTGCGCAGATTGTGCAGCGGTGGCGGTGCCCGTTGCGGTGGCGTATGCCGCTGTCAATGTCGTAGCGATCGATGTCGTTGCATTTTTGGCGGCTAATGCAGCGTTCCCACGAACCGTTGCTGTTGCTGCCAGTAGCTCCTGTTTGATTCTTTTTCCGTTGGCCAGGTTGTAAGCGGCTATCGTTGCGACGGCTGCCGCCAACACTCCCGTAAATCCAGTTGTAGCAATAAGAGTAGATTGAATTGGTCCCGGAAGATTGTTAAACGTTTGCAGTAATCCGATAGCAGCCTCAACAACGGGCCTTGCACCAACCGCAGCAAATTCCCCAAAAGCCCTGGTTGCTTTGCCCGTTTCATCTTGGAGGTTAGAAAATCGCCCTACTAAAATCTCTGATTGCGTCGCCATTTGGCCCGCAACGCCTTCCAAAGCACCCAAACTGATGACCGCAGCGGCTAACGCTTCAGGTGTCTTTTCCACCTCTTGAGTTACGCCCTTAAATGCAAGCGTGACCTGATTCCCTGCTGTTTCAGCCGTGATGCCAAATTCTTTTAATCGTTCAAATTCTCCAGTCTGGGCATCCAACACAGCCTCAACAATCTGGTCTAGCTGCTTGCCCTGACTGCTGGCAATGTCCCCTAACTGAGTTAAGACTTCATTGGTCGGCTCAATACCTCGGTTCTGCAACTTAATGAAGCCCTCGACCACTTCATCAAGCTGAAAGGGGGTAGTTGCTGCAAACTTTTCAATTCTGGATAGCGCTTGATCAGCAGCTTCAGCACTGCCTAGTGTGTTCTCAAGAACGGCTTGATATTGCTCAAACTGTGCAAAACCTTGCAAGCCGTTTGCGAAAACAGCACCAACACCAGCGGCAACGCCACCGGATACAGCAGCGCCGAATGCAAGTGTTTCGGTGGATAATCGCTCAGTATCTTGAGCTGCTTTGTTTATGCTGCTAGAAACCTCATCAAAGCTATTGGCAAGCTTATTCGCCTCCTGAGTGGCTTCCTTGGTTTCTGTCGATAAATTTTTTAGTGACGACTGACCAGATTGATTGATTAAAGAGTTGACCCGCTCTAATTCGCGTGAAAAATTTTGCAGGTTCTTGATTGCCCGCTTACCGCCCCTACTGCCAAAATCAATCCGTATCGTGCCCAATTTTCTAAGGTGCCGTTACAACAACAATCATGAACACAAAAAAGGCAGCTATCGCCACAATGCCCCATTTTTCAAATGCATTCAATCCGTTCATGGTTTATCCTTGCCCCGTTTAATATTAGCCTCAACGCCAGCAGAATTTTGCACATCCGTACCAAAATCACGCGCAAAAGCCTGAGCACAGTTAGTTAGCCGTGAATCCCGTTGTTGTTTTGATTCTTCCTTAGACTCACCAAACGGGTTAAGCGGTGATTGCTTGCCGCGCGGCTGTGGCTTGTTTTTGGGCGTGGGCGATGGGCGATCGCTATCCTCACTCAGCACATCCTGAGCCATCATCAAAGCTTGCTGCAACTCTCGGTAAGGGAGATGGTTTTTGCACCATTCAATATCGGCACTGCTGGCCCCCGTTGAAAGCATTTGCCCGATGAACTGCAATTCTGCATCCTGGTTTCTTGGCAACGGTTTTCCGTTTGGGTCGCGTGGATAATTCACCAGTAGTTGATCGAATACGGACGGCTCCCCGCGATAGCTCACCAGCAAAGCATAGGCAGTATCAGCGTCAATTCTATCAACGGGAATATTGCGACTCTTCAATAAATGATCGACTATCCAAGCTAATCCCGAATTGTGTAGGGGGTTGGAAATAACCTTATTTTCTTCATCAATGCACTCAGCATCGTAAAACGCCTGGAACGTGCCACCCGGATACAGCGATTTCATTGCTGACCACAAAAACTTAAACCGCGCAAACCACATCAAGAACCGCGAGCGCTCCGATAATGGCAGTCCACATAAAAGCGTGGTGCCACCGTCGGTTAACCCGATTTCGTAGCGATCTTGATCAAGAGTACCGATGGTGGACATGATAAAATTACTTTAAGTTTTATGAGATTCTGTAAGACATGAATTTTACTATAAGCGATCGGACGGCTCAGACTGGCCATCCAATTACAGTCCGTCAGTTGCGAAAGATTCTTGAAATTTTAGACAAATCTGGCATTGAAGGCATTGAAACGCTAAGCCTTGACACAAGTATAAGGTTTTCACAGCAAGACAAGGAAATGCTAAACAATATGACTAAAGCTTCCTTTGATATCCATTTTCAAGCAAAATAAGCTAGAGAGGTAATCCCCCCTAGCTTAAAGCGTCAAGCAAAACAGGTTAGTTCTTGTATAAAAGGAAAGGCAAATTCCAGTCGGCAGGCGTATTCAGACTATATGCAAAGGTGCTGTTATCGGTATCGCTGCCGAATTCAAATCCATCATTTTTGACCACTTCTTTACACCACAGAGACCAAATATCAGAGGGCGCATCGCTAAAGGCAACCTTACCGAAGAACTCGATGGTTCCCTGAGTCGCGATCGTGGCAGGACCGCCGATGTAAGTCAGCCCAGTTTCGGCTGCGGTATAGGTCAGCAAGATAGATTTCTCTGCATCCGACTCATCAGAAGCGAAATTCACGGTATCAGCAGCAACGTCAAACTCACCTGTAGTTGCCGCCCCGGTTGCAGTGGGAACCTGCGTCATGTAAGTATCACCGCCGCTGTTGCTAATGATTGTTGCCTGGATATCTTGATCTGCTGTCAGCCCGGTAATCGTCACCTCCTGGGCTGCGCCAGCAACGGGCAATGTGACAACCTGTTGCCGCAGAACGGTGATATCTCCACTGCTAGGGCGCTGGTTAAACAGGAACGGCAACGACTCTTCAGCCAGCCAACCGCTATCAATACTGAGTGTATAGGTCGTCTCGGTTGTCACATTGGTAAGAATTTGCAATGGCCCTACGCCTGCCGTCGGGTATGCCAAAATGTCTTCGCTGGTGATTTCCTGAGTGATTGTGAATGCGTTGGGGCGAATCGCGTACGCTTCATCATTGGTTGGGTCACGCAATACGAAGCCGCCGAATCCTTCTAACGTTCTGGCCATGTTGTCACCGAAACTACAACGGCTCAATAATGACGGGCAAAGCTAGACTAAGGGCAGATTGCTAGCACTATTTACTCTGAATGAATGCAGGATGATATCACTCAGTTAATTGTCAGGCTTCCTAGCGGATTGAAAGACCGCTTTGAACGTCAATGTGATGGCAGCATGTCAGGCCAGGTTGTTGCGTTGATTCGTGAATGGACAGAAAGCCGCGAGCAGACAATTAAGCTGATGCTGAAACCGGATGTCAGATCGGCGATCGCACTCAAGGCGGCTGAGTCGGGAATTACGCCGGAGTTATGGGTGGCATTGCAAATTCAGCGATCGCTTAGAGGGAGGATAAATTGATACAACGGCGATTATTTATGGGGATGGGGTTAGTTGTGATTTACTTCTTGGCGCGTTACCTAAAGAATCTATAAACGATTTTGGCGCGATACTGAAAAGATCAGGCGGCCCTACAGGCTGACGAATCCCGTCTTAGCCTGAGCCGTGTAAAGATGCGTAGTCGTTATTAGCACCACGTCGGCGGGCAAGCGCTCATTCTCTTGACGATTAGTAACGTTCACGGCCAGATGGCGATCTCCGCCGCGAGCTTGAACTGCAACCCCAGTAAATGAGCTTTTTACGTGCGAATGAAGCGCGATCGCATAGTCGTAGGCCAGCTCCGGGATATTGCTGTCGGTGCTCAACACCATTAACTGGGTTTGCAATATTAGGTCGGTTTCGCGTTGCCAATGCTCCAAGCCTTTCGGCTCAGCCAGGAATGGGACGAATAGACGCCCCTGACGAGTACCCCGCACAGGTACATCAAAGGGAATCGCTGCCGCCCATGCGTGACCAGTGGCAGTGGTGAGGGTACCCGCGCCAGTTGACAGGATGCTAGAAAGTGAAGTCATTAGCTGCCGTTATCCCCTCGTTGAGCTTTTCTATGACAATACTATCGGGATTCACAATAATGTTTCCCGGTTGCGAGGCGCGATCGATGCCTAGCGGATTCTCATTGGCAATCCATCGCTCTGTACCTTCCAGGCCAATTTTGCGAGCCACGAGGTAAGCAGGTATGCCTCGACGATTAGCCCAACCTTCGAGCGCTTTCACAGGGGGCATCCTTCCCGGTGGTCGGCCTCGTTCCCGATAAAGGCTGTTTGCCACATCGTTGGCAAGTGCCCCCGTCAATTCATCGCCACGAAACTGAAACGGCTCAACCCGGTAGACACGACTATGATCACCCAAATCTTGAGGGGCATTTGAGCGGAGATAGTTTTCCAGACTACGTCCGGAGTCGTCCATCGCTTCTGTGATGTGGCCCTTCACGATAAATTCAATGTCGCCGTCTGGGAATTCAATTTCAATGGAGATCATAGTTTGAGGACGAATTGCCAATACATACCGTTATTCGTGATCGTGTCAGCCACCTGCGCCGATTGGTAGGTTTCCCCCGCGTCGAAGCTAACCTCCATCAACGGAGAACCTGTTAGGCTATCGCTCAATATTTTATCAGTATTGACATCGCCCGGAATCGTGACGCGATATTGCGGCACCTCTTCAGTCATCCCCATGGCGATTTGTTCGCTAGACAATCCGATTTTTCGAGGGATGGCCGTCTCTACAACCTTGCCTGCTACTTTTAGCCGAAATGCTACAACGCTAGGGTCATGCCTTGCAGCAATGCGTTTCATAAATCGCTGTAACTGTTTGGAGTTCACGGCGCTTCTGCTCCAAACTCTTTTGGATGATTGGCAACAAACTTGCCCAGGTCTAACAGATCGCCATAGTCACCACTTGGATCATACTTGACATTGACCGCCAGATTTAGGCCCAACGCCAAGCCGCCGCCATCAATAATGTATCGAGCGTTAAGCCAGTATCCTTTTTCGTCGTTATCAAGCTGCGATAAAGAAGGGATGCCGTGATGTGCAGCATGGACGTCAATTTGCTGCCGGATGTCAGCTTTCTGCGCGTCGACCTTGCGGCGTAGAAAAGTGCGAGCCAGCCAACTAACAGGAATTTCAATCATGGGGAGAACTGTTGGGTTTTCTCTATTCTACTCAACGAGTGTGGGATAGAATGAGGGAGATCGCCATTGTGAGGTTCTCCATGCCAACAGACATGCTTGTTCAGTTTGCGATCGACAAAGCCAGTAGCGCAGGGATTGAAGTGATCATTGCAGCGGTGTTGCTGTATTTAGTGAATCGCCGCATCGATACATTTGTAGGCCTATATGCTGATATCAAAACCAAAATTGAGGCGGTTTTGGCAATGGTTGCCAATGCTCAGGGCTATGTTGATGATATTACGACCAGGGTAGAGACGTTCGCTATCGACATTGAGAAAGCGTTGGATGATGGTAGGATTGACCAAGAGGAAGCCAGTGTGGTTCTGGATATCCTTGGCAAGCTTAAGAAATAGCTTTCGTTGCGTCTCCAGCAACGAATCTCCTTACCTCTTAGGAATTGAAAGTTACTGTGTGTACAGCAACCGTCCCAAGGGGCGGTTTTTTGTTGTCCGCGTAAAATGGAAGTATGGAAACTGACGACCATTCACAGCGCCAAATCGACGCACTGAAAAAAGAGTTGGATCGAGTGCAAGCAAAGTGCGCTGCCGAGCAATAAGAATTGATGCTGGCATGGTATTTGGCAGGCATTCATGTGGGCTACCGCAGGGCTTCTATCGCTAGCAGAATTCGCAGAGGTGGCGAGCAGTGAAATTAATCAGCAGCATCGTGCTCCGGTTCGGCCCCAACACGCCAACAATCGGCGGTGAATCGATCGAGTTTCGTGTATTCGAGGGTGACCCATTAGAAGCTCCTACTAATGCCAAAGTGTTAGGAGGTGCCCCCGCTGTTGCCTGGAAGCTTGGCCGCATCCGTACGCTTTGCGATGTGGCGATCGCGGACCCGATGATCTCCGGCATCCACCTATCTCTGATTTTTGACCCAGCATATGGGGAGCGCGGTGAACCCGCTTGGTTGATTAGCGACGGGGGCTATTATCCCTGCGACCTGAAACGAAAGGGCGGCGATTTGGTCACGGCTGGATACCGGCAAAGCAGCGGGGGAACCTGGCTCAATGGCGAACAGCTAGGGGCGGAAACTCAGCACGGGCAACTGCGGCCGACGCTAAAACGTATCTATCCTCAAGACAGAATCCTGTTGTTCCCATCTGTAAAAATATTGGTTTTTGAGGGATTGCACGAAACAGAATTGCCTTGCGATGTATGGGAGGGAGATTGGCGAGATCATCCGGTAGGAGAACTCATATCTAGCCGAGTGGCAAACGCGATCGCCGACACCCCTCAGAGAAGCGAGCCCTGGTTTGTTCCCCTCCTTCGAGCGGTGTGGGACGGGCCCTATGATGGCGCTCCAAAGTGGGTGCGCGGGCTATGGCGGGTTGGGTTGATTGCGTCTGGAGTGTATCTGGCCCCGTTGATTATTGAATGGTTGGTGAAATGATTAAGCCCCAATGGATGAGCTTGCCAGAATGTAACCTTACCGTTGGCAGCGATCGCCCCCTCATCAGCCATCGGCCCTACTTGATTTGCCGGTTCAAGGATAATTCAGAACAACGGGCTCAGTTTGATGTTGACTACTGGGGCGTCTCCGGCTGGATTCATCGCGGGCAGGGAAAATATATCTGGCATTGTGGACTGCCCAACAATGACCGCATTTGGATACATGGCGACAATGCCCCCGCCACCGAATCTAAGGTGCTGGTATCGCTGGAGTGCGATCGCTTGTTGACTTACGACAATCAAGAGGTCAGGGCCGGGATTTACTTTGGTCGCTGCAAGCCTGTCGTGGGTGGCTACGAATGGCGGTTAAAGGTTTCGCGGGTCAGCCATTCTTCAGGAAACCCTAGCGAGTACCATCGGGTGTTGTCTCGGTTTGTTCGGTGGTTGCCATTGCCAGGGATTTGATGCTTTCGAAATTGCTAAAAAATACAGCCTTCGACCAGTGGCAGCATTTGCATGAGGTGCTGGCCAGGCGTGATTTCTACGGCGAGCTTAACGGGGGAAAACATGTTGTCACTTGGGAAGTTGCCTACATTAGAGGCGAGTGGCGGTTCATTTTGTTTGACGAAAACTACGATCTCCTTGTTGGAGAGGGCGTGCTGTTTCCACATCGTGACTGGACAGGAAAGACACCATTTGAAATTGATGTTTGGTCCGTTGAGGATGCCATCAAAACCTCATCTCAGTATGTACTATGTCGGGAACAGGGCAGCGAAATTACTTATAGCGAACATCTGCAGCTTGGTGGCGAATGGCGACACTGGAAGACGCGCCTAATGCCGGTCCCCAATGGACCTAAACAGGCGTGGAAGCTGATCGGCGTTTCAGAGCGTATCGGGAAAATTGAGAGCAACACCCGAAAGGCGCTAGACAACAGCACATTTACGTTCCACTATCAGCCCATCATTAGAGTGTCGGGCAAGTGTAAGGACTGTCTGCTGTCGCCCGACTTAAATAGCTGCATGAATGACTGCGTTGCCGGGTATGAAGCATTAGCGCGATTCCCAGATGTAGACTATCCGCTGCATGTGGTGCTTCAGGTCGTTGCCGACATCGATCGCATGACGGAGATAACACGAAAGGCTGCAATGGATGCGGCTGAAAAGCTGGCAACACTGCCACAGTTAGAGGGCAAGTGGGTTTCCATCAATGTAGCAAGTTGCGATTTTATCCCCGAAATCGCTAGAGCAACCCATCAGTTCGCCATTGAGCCAATGAGACTGGCGATTGAGATTACTGAAGACGCTGAAATTGATGACGAACTGATTGGGCGAATCAAAACCGCTCGACTGTTGGGGCACAACGTCGAAGTAGACGATTACGGCAAACCCCGGGCCAGCCTAGAGCGATTGCTTGGCGTTGGACTGTTCAGCATTATCAAAATTGATCGCGTGTTTATCCAGGGAATTGATGGAGATCACCGCAAACAATCCATTGTTCGCAACACCGTCGACTTGTGCAGGGAGCTAAACATTGAGGTTGCTTGCGAGGGCGTCGAAACACGCGAAGAAATGGCAACCGTAATCGAACTGGGCATTCATTATGTTCAAGGCTATTACACGGGACGGCCCGCACCATTGCAATAAAAAGCCCCTCGCGGGGGGCTAACGGTTACAGCGCTATCAGGGCGGAGAAAAAGTCAAGCAACGACAAACCTACACCCAAACATCTCTAGGTCATGTCCTGCACCGACTAACAGCGCCCGTACAGCATCTGCCATGGCGCTAGGAACGTCGGCAGCGTAGAAGCCCGCGCTTGACGCGCTTTCCAGACGACTTCCATCCTTCGGGTTTTTCGCCGTAAACGGGGGTCTCATCCAGGTCTAGCGCCGAAGCCTTTGATGTATAGCTTTCCTCCTGTTCAATAAACTCAATCCCGCAAAGCTCGCAAAGATGTTGAATGCGTTTTTTGAGCCTGGCGGTCGGTACAGAAACAAACTTTTGATTCGTCTTGCGCCCCATCTCAGCGCCCTGCTTTTGCCCCTTGTTCCAGCCAAAAACTAGAGTGCCAATGTGGTTTTCTAGGCAGTAATTGATGACCGTCCGAGCCGCTTTATTGACTGCATCTCGCATCTGGCGATTACGCTTGCCCGTAATGCGGTCTAGCAGGTTGCACCAAAACCCTTGAGGCTTGCCCTCTTTAATGTTGGCAACCCGTTTGTTGTACCACTGGTTCAGAGACTTGAGATGCTTGCCGTCAACAATGAATGCGTTTCCTAGACTGTCTGTGCAAGTCAGCCAGTTATCTAAGCCGGGGTCAATTGAGCAAAAAGATCGGACGGTTCCTTTTACGCTGGCGAATTTCACGACTAAGGACATTTGTTAAAACATCGCGTTTTAACAAATGGAACGCGATCGCGTGCGCCGCCTTGCCTTGCCCAATAAACCCGTGTTGCAAAACTCGTTTTTCAAACCTGCTACCGGCGCATCCTTCAAGATATGGCAGTTGGGCATATTCATTGGCAAACCAGCGAACCCACTCGGTTGTCTGCCGAATGCCAGTACCAGTGTCGATATGCAGAATATGAGTGATCGGGATGTTCAGCGCCTTGGCGGCGTAATATGTGGCGCGGCTGTCGTCTCCGCCACTCATGGCCAGCACCACTGCATAGGGCTGAGGATATTGGGCGATCGCCTGCTGCCATACTTGGCGACTTGATTCTAATGTCGTCGCTGCCCAGTCTTGATATTCGGATAAGTTCATGACACCAGCTCCTTCTCGTCGATAGGTAAATACTGCATTAACTTAGGTCGCGCCAACCAGAAGGCAAACCGCCCATGTCGGGTGAGCTGCACAAGGTTGTCCTGAGACTCGAACCACTTCGCAGAAAAGCGATCGGTTGTGAATGGGGTGTTATATCTTTGCTGAGCGCGTATGGCTTCTGGTAGGGTGGCTCCTAAATGCCTGCGAAGGAACCCTAGTACCGCGCCTTTATGCCCAACAATGGCGTTGTATCGGTTCGCTTGAAGAGCCGCCGCAGCTCGCCACCGCGCCTCAGTTCGGCTAGTTGGATTGTTCGGAAATCTGCTGTGATCAATGAAACCAAGTCCTTTCTAATATTTTCGACTGAATAGTAGACTCAATCCCTAATGTTTCCGCCCGATCTCTTAGCGATTGCAAGACGGTTTCAGAAATAGCCGATTTGCCATCAATAACGGGGTACAGATGACGGTATTCGATACCACAGTGAGAGCAAAATTCTCCCAATGTTTCTTTTCTCTCCCTTTTAGATAAAGCCATCAACGCAGATAGCCACGCATGTGCTTCTCCATCTAAGACAACTTTTGCGACCCTGACCATTTCTAAGAAACTCCTATACGAATGGGATTAAACGGTAAGTCCGGCAGACTGCGTGCAAACTGTTGAGCCCGTCGCTCGTCAAAACTTTGGGCAGTCTCAATGACGAGCAGGTTTTCAGCAGAAAAGCCTTGCTCTATCGGGTCAACTATCGGTCTAAATAAATCGATCATTCCCGGATGGCAACCCGGCTGTAAGTTGTCGCCTGCGTCTCCAAAGATATGCTTAAAATGCCACACTTCTTCTGGCTGGAACTCAACAACATTGGGCATTTGCCATTTAATCTGCTGGCATTTAGGCAGCTGGGCATATTTGCCCCGTAGCCAACCCCAAACATGCACAGGCTCTCTTAACCTAGGTTCGTGCAATGGACTAATCATTGTCACGTTTGGTCCTACCATGCCGCTCCAATCACTATCGGTTGATAGCAAGTAATGCTTGCTTCCCGGCAGCATCCGCACAATGGCGGCGGCGATGTCGTCTGCCTCAAATTCTGGGTAGCCTTCTGTCACACATCCTAAGTCTTCTAGTAAATCCAAAGTTGGGGAGATGTCTAATTTGTGGCTTGTGCGATTAGCCTTATACTCCGGCTCAAATCGCGATCTCCAATAAGGCTTGGAGTCCAGACACCAGATCGGGGCCAACGGAAAAGCGCTATTCAGGAACAGCCGCTCTTGAATATATAGAATGAGCGCTTTTCGAGCGTCTTGATTATCAAGCATATCGAATCGTTCAAGGCACCCTTCCAAGAAGTAGGCAATGCAAGAGGCATCGATAATGAGTGTGTTCATCATGCCTCCACCAATGTCTCAGAGATATAAACCTTCTCAAACTTGCACCACTTCGGATCAGGTTCTAATATCGGGCGGGGTACGATTTGCCCCTTATCATTGCGAAGGGGGTCAATATCATCCCAGAACAGGGCCGCTTGCTCTAGCGACAATTCGAGCAGCTTGCCCATTGCCAGGTCGAACACTTCTGCTAGTGCATCGGCTTGATCTTCCGCACAAAAATAGGCGATTCTATCATGAATTTCACAAGCAAAATGGCAGTCTATTGAACGCTTATCTGCAATGAAATCTATCAGCGCGATAAGTGCATGTTTTTCGTCCACGCCAGCCGATTGGATCGGCCAGTTGCCCCGTAATGTTACGAAGCTGCGGTCATCCGGTACAAGCCTATAGTTGATTGAGTTAGGGCACTTGACGCCTAACAAGTACGTCCGCAGGTCTGGAACAAAGATTTGGTATTTAAGCGCTGCAAATGTGCTTTCCGCAATCCCACCAAAACCTTTAAGGTGATTCATAAAATCGGCAGCTTGCTGGTCAGCTTCGGGTTTAGTGCATCCTTTGATCAGGGCGATTTGGTTGCTCAAACCGGCCAGCCCGCCCATATATTGCACCATGAAGTTGATGCCTTTGGCGTCGCCCCGGCTAATGTCTAATGCCCTAGCGGTCATGTTGTGAACATCAGTTTTATCGGCTTTGCTACCAGACAAAACCGCTTCAGACCATGGACTAGAGTTGTGTTTCCCCGCCCTGCAATCTGTTAGAGGTTGAACCGCTATCCGGCTTTCCTGGCTCACGAAATCCGCAGACACAATCACCTGTCCGCTCGGTGCCACGATTCGTGACATTACTTGAGAGCCGATTTTGTTACCGTCTTTGGGTTTCGGCAGCACTACCCATAACGGGGATGTTGAGCGACGGCTGATTGTTCCACAGGTATTGATACCCGCCACCGATAACTCAACACCCGATTCAAATGGCTGACGATAGATCGTTTCGTAGCGGCTGCGATATGAAGACCACTGGGTAAGCTGGTCTTTCAGCTCAAACAGTTTTAATAAAACATCCTGCGGCAAAATGTCGGAAGTCAATCTGCCAGCGGCCACCATGCCCTTATATTCCTTGCATAGTGGCGTTCCAAGGTTGCCTTCTCCTGATGGATGTGGCAAAGGCGTATCGCCAAACCACCATTTAGGCTGGCCTTGAGGCATCTTTCGCAAGCTCACGGGTACACCGTCAAATCGGAGTCGGCAAATATAAGCGGCAACGTTGCCACCCATCGGCCCGCCTTCGAGTTCTTTCACCCATTTAGGCCATCCTTTATTCTGGCCACGGCTATACAACGCCCAATCGATGTCGGGATAGTTCTGCTCACGTTGCGGGTCATCGAACGCCGTGCGTTTGAGCTTGCCTTGCAGCTTCTCCAGCCGCGCCATCACTGCGTCAAATTGGTTTTCACATTCGCCGAGGAACTCTGACCAATCTTGCAAAAAGTACCGGGCTTGTGCAGACCGCAGCATCCCGTACCAGGAAATCGGACTCCTGATAAATTGGCCGTCAACTTTGGGAAATATCCGCTGGAAGATTAGTGCTGTGCGATAGACATCCTCGCAGCAATATTGATAAAGCGTCTCCGGCTGTACGGTGGTCGGGTCACTTGTCCAGTCGTCGCGCACCTGCTTCGACATGGCGATGCCGAGATACTTTTCGGATAGAGCTGCCAACCCGACCGGGCCGCAATGTTCATACCATTGGGGAACGGGCTTTCCTTCCGATGCCTGCCGCTCAAATCGCTTCCATAGAGTTTGCAGTTCGGATGAGCGCTTGCCATCCTTATCCCCACCCAAGCCGCCAATGATCGTGGCGAGTTGCATCGTGTCGAAGTGGTATAAATTGGCGGCGTTTTTGCCGTATTCACAAGACAAGTAGCGACGATCATAGGATATGGAATTTTGGCCGATGACGATGCGGTTACGGGGAAACCGCATGACGCGATCCCCTTTCGCCGCCTGCCACCAAAACCATTTGCCCTCACAGTAAATAGCGCAGCAGTGCGGTTCCCAATGCCCAGGGGCAACCTCCTTAGCTTCAAAATCCAGCACCGCTAGCGGCCCAATGTCGTCGGCATCGGCTTCTGCCCACTTACCTCTCCTGCATTCGTAAAGCCCTGGCTCTCTAGGCGGTGGCGATTCTGGGTATTTCAGAACTGTGTGGTCTGTGCAAAACTTCTCTACCCTGCCTAAAACGTGCTGAATCTTGGGCAATATCGCCGCTTCAAATTTCTCTAGCTTGGTTTCCATACGCCAATTACTAACCTACCTATTCACTCGATTTGTATTATGATATCATACAAATATCATTAGATAGGGCAGTATGAATGAAAAACACAGAGACAGCGCAACATCCTGCGCTAGATAGACTTCGAGAGGAGCAGTTAGCCGCATGGCCTAAGTTCGAGGCGTTCATGTGGGGGTCTGGAAGCATGGCAGTATTAAGCGGCGGAGGGGGCACGGGGAAGACATTTAGCATCGCAAGCTACTGTCAGGCATACGGATTGATGCCCAATGAAGTGCTCGGCATTGCCCCCACCAACGTCGCGGCAAAAATCCTAGAGCAGTCTTTTGCTAACGCGGGCTTCCCTGCCAGTGCCACCACTGCCCATAAAGCGCTGCACATGGCTCCCAAACAAGTGAAGTGGGATGGCGCAAAAGACCAGGAAATGGCAAGCACCAAAGAAAAGTTAGACGCCTGGGATTTGTCTGAAGACTTTGACCCTTCAGAGTATGCTGAAACCCGGCTAATTCACGAGCGCTTAAAGCGAGAGCTTGACGCTTTCAAAAAGGAACAGCTTGTTTTTACGGCTGTGGACTTTGAGCCCGACCCCGACATTCAGCTATACATCGTGGATGAGTGCTCGATGTTGGGTGCTGAACTATATGAGGTGATTGCCCTGTCCCTGATCAAATACGGCAAAGTGCTATTTATGGGTGATCCTAACCAGCTATTCCCAGTGGGTGAGGGGCTATCGCCATCCTTTGACAACCACCACATTGCCTCATTCCAGAATGTGCAGCGGGCAGCGGGCAACATTGCAGCGCTGGCTAAGGAAGTCGTTGCCGCTCAAAATTTGGAGACGGCAAAGCACATACTCTACGATGTGGCACACTGGAAAGATTTTGATGTTGAGAACCCTTGGGATATACCAGAAGGTGAAGCGGCGATCATTAGCCGTGCCGACGCCAAAGCTATGTTCCATCATTGGGGAAAGACGCTCTCACGTTCGGGTTACGCTTATCGGATGGTCAACTACAAAAATGAAAGCGTTGATCGCATTAACCACGCATCATTAAAGTTTGGCGGTCTGCAATGCCCGCCCGTTGGGTCAAACATAATCGCTAACAAACCTGTGAAACGCTGGTGTTTTAAATCGCCCGCCAAAGTAATCATGCTCAACTCAGAGGTTGCCGAGATTACCGACAACTTTCAACCATATGCGGCCAAGATACCGGGCTTTGGCGCTATCCCGATTCACGTATTAGAAGTAGCGCTAGAGTGCAAAATTGAACCCGACGAAGAAAACTATTACGAACGCCAAAACCACTTTTTAGGCCAGGGCTTCCGAGGGCAGCTTGGCAACACTGCCGAGATTAAATGGACAGGCGACCCCAAATATGCCGAAGCTCTAGAGACCTGGACAGGGATTAAAAATGCACTCTACAGCCAGGGTAAGCCACCCGGCAAAGAAAATCGCCATGTGTCTCAGTTATTTGAATGGCTAGGAATTGACAGTTGGACAAACATCAAAGGCACTAAGGGATTCAAGCAATACAAAAAAGTTGACGTGAATCTTGAACTGTTTACCGCTGGTGCATGTCGCAAAGAAAAAGAGAAGTTTCTTGATGCTGTTGTGGATGCCGACGGGGATGTCTGTTTTCAACCTTTGCGCTCTCAGATTTACAAGCTATATCGCTGGCTATCGGACACAGCAGTAGACCCGGTCCGACCGCTAGCATCCAGCACCGTGTACAAATGCCAAGGTGCGACGATTGAGCGGGTCGTCGTTAACCTGCCTGAGATTTTGGAGTCTCGGAAGTATGGCAAGGATGCCCATGAGAACTGCTATCGGGCAATCTATACGGCGGTAAGCCGTGCAAGCAAGCAACTTTTCATCATGATTTAGAGGTGAAATTAAAATGTATTATGCTACAATACATTTTAGTTACGAGAAACATTAGTGTAGGTAAACAACAATGGCTAAAGTCAATCTGACTAAGACATTGAGCGCTATCAAAGGACAGCTCTCAAACAGCGACAAAGACAAC